CAGCGAACCGGACCCAGGGAACTACCTGAGCCGAAGCCTCCACCTGTCGGCCGGCATCAAAAGGTCCGCTGTCTCGACCGGCCTGCCGCCAGCGTCGTAGCGGGTCCGCATCACGCGCCAGGCTGGCCGCTCCTATAGCTAGGCCGAGCTGCCCGGCCTCGTCGGCCGTGAGCTGGTGCAGCTCGGCCTCGACACTGCATGCCGCCCACACTGCAGGCCGGGGCCCTGCCCACCATGAGATGACGAGGTGACTCGGGTGGAAGTCAGGGTCGAGGCACTCGATGAGTTCCAAGCGAACCGGAGTGCCCGGTTGCACGTGGAGGCGGGCGGCTAGGTCGTCGCCAGCGGAGACCTCACCTGTGATTTCGTCGCCGCGCCGGTATGGCCAGTCGGCGTCTGGGTCGATGAGGGTGCGCACAGCAGGAGGATGCGCCACCCAGAGCCGGGAGCGAGCGGTTCCTTCGAGGAGGCCCTCTTGCCGGATGACTCCGATGCCGCGCCGGGCTTCGTTGATGCTGACACCTAGCTCTGCGGCCAGGTCTGCTTGGGACGGCATCCGATAGCCGGGGGGCCAGGTGCCCGAGACGATCCGGCGGCGCACTTCATCGGCAACGCGCCGGTATGGCGCGTCATGCATCGTCACTCCTAGCTACCGTGGGTGAGCTGTGGCGACAAACGCTAGGGATGCATCACCATCTGCGTTCATGCAGATGTACGCGCGGGTAAGGCCAGTGCGGAACGCCTGATTCCGCACGCTCCGCCCCACCCCCATAGCTGACTGCGGCAGCGAGATCTCGCACGAGGCCGCACTCCACCCAGATGGCGGAACCGCAGTCAGGACCGCCCCCACGCCCTATCGCTAGGGTGTGGGGGCGGCTCCATGCCGGGGCAGTCGATATCTGGCCAATGATGATCCGTTAGACGCCTACCGCCTGGCATGAAAACGGTTCGACCCGACCAGGCAAAACGGCAGGTGAGCACAGCGCTCAATCCGCGACACCTTCTAAGCGGTAGGTCGCAGGTTCGAATCCTGCTGGGGGCACAAACACCATCTGACCAGCATGAATGGCCGGGAAGATCGCTTAGTGGCTGAGTGCACAGCGAACATCCGCCTACCGCCTAGGCACATCGCCAGTTCCGCCCTAACGTGTCTCCATGGCCCACACCACAGCCGTCACGCCCCAGGAGCCAGACCCGGACCGATACGACCTGTCCCCCCTCGTCGCCTCGTGGATCCGCTCCATCCGAGCCCGCAACCTGTCGACCAACACGCAGAAGATCTACGAGCACGCCGGCCTCAGCCTCGCGCGCTACCTCCAGGCGGAGTACGAGCCGGAGACCGACGACAGCCGCCAGCCGCCAGCCGAGCTGGACGACATTCACCGCGAGCACGTCGAGGCGTACATCACTGCGCTGATCGAACGTACGAGCCCCGGCAACGCACACCAGGCATTCCGCAGCCTGAAGACGTTCTTCAACTGGCTGGTGGACGAGGAGGAGCTGGACCGCTCCCCCATGCGCACCATGAAGCCGCCCGTCCTGGAGGAGGTGGAGGTGCCGGTCATTCCGGACGACGCCCTGAAGCGCCTCCTCAAGACCTGCGCAGGCCGAGACTTCGAAAGCCGTCGTGACACTGCAATCGTCATGATGTTCATCGACACAGGGGTGCGCCTGTCCGAGCTGACCGTCCGCGACGTGCGGCACATCGACCTCGACCTGCTGGTGTTCCATGTGCTCGGGAAGGGCGGCCGGGAACGGGCCGTTCCGTTCGGGCGCCAGACCGCCCAGGCAATGGACCGGTATTTGCGGGCGTACGCAAAGCATGTCGGGCGCGCTCTTGAAGACGCGGATGCTCTGTGGATCGGCGTCAAGACGCGGCGTGCGATGCGCAAGTGGGGGGTGGCGGACATCGTGGAGCGCCGGGCCCGCCAGGCCGGCTTGCCGCACATCCACCCACACCAGTTCCGGCACACCTTCGCGCACCAGTGGAAGGTCAACGGGGGGAACGAGGATGCGCTGATGCGGATCACGGGCTGGCGAAGCCGGGAGATGCTCAGCCGGTACGGGGCATCGGCCGGTGCGGAGCGGGCCCGTCAGGAGCACAAAACGCTGAGCCCCGGCGACCGCCTCACCAAGTAGGCGGTACCGGGGCCCGTGGCAGCCCCGCAGGCTCTATGCCTGCGGGGCTGCCACGCTCCACCCGTCGGGGCCGTAGCGGGCCATCAGGAGTATCTCCAGGATGGCTTCCGCGTCGGCTCGGCGGTTGCTGTCGAGGGCGGCATAGCCGCGCCCTCTTGCCTCGACGAAGACGACAGGGGCAGCGCTGTCAAGCTGGCGGTACTGGATGTGCACTACGGTCACAAGACCCCCTTGTCCCCGCGCGTCCAACATGGAACATGAGGGATCGAACGCGCGTGCGAATCGCACGAGGCGTGATTACCATACGCGTACGCAGCAGGCGCTGGTAGTGAGACGGGGGCATCTCGTAGAAATTTGGAGTACTACACTCCGGTTTGTGACGTGTACCACACTAGGCGTCACCGCCGTCGTCCCTCAAGACCTCATCGACGAACTCCTGAGCCATCGGCAGGTCGGCCTCGACGGAGCCCGGCTCGTGCACCACATGGACTGTAACGCCCCCGGCGCGGTGACCGTCGAACGGGTCGTCAACCACGTAGCCGATGAACTGAAGCGTCGCAGCGCGCGCCACCCGGTCGATCGACAGCCCCAGCCCCTGGGCGATGGCGCGGATGAGCTCCGGGTTCACCTTGACGGACTCACCCTTGGCTACCTTCCAGAGAAGGTTCGCGCTGGGTCGGTACCCGGACTCCGGGTCGATAGATCGCTCGGATAGCGCAACGAACGTGTACTGACGTCCAGCGCCAGCCCGGCCGGCGACCAGGTCCGCCAGCGTCTCAGCCCCACCGTGGGCAGCCATGCGGGTCTCCATGTCTTCGGACGGGGCGAGTGTGTCGGCTGCACTCGTTGGGCCCGTCCGTACATGCCATTGTCCACATACCCGAATGGGAACGGCTACCCGGCCTGCCTTAAGAGGCTCAAAAGAGTGTCGCGTGTGGACGCCTCGACGAACTTCTGCAGCGCTATGGACAGCGGTGCGAGCGCTGTGCTTAGCTATCCCCATCCCCGAATGGGGATGGGTTCGGAGGAGCAGTACATGCCGCCAGACCGCTACCAGATCCACGACGGATCCCTGCTCAGACGCCTCATGCGCCACCCCGAGTCGGACGGGACGGTGCACACCGAGCGAAGCCTGGCTCGGCAGGCAGGGATCTCCTGGAGCAAGGTGCACCGACTCATAACGGGCGAACGGCCCACCGTGACGGAAGCACAGGCACACCTCATCGCCGAGTCCGTCGGCGTTTCAACGAAGGCGCTTTTTGCGCCACAAGCATCCCCATTCGGGGATGGGAATGAAGGAGGACCTTGATGGACCCGCAGGAGCGCACTCTCCGGGCCCGACTCGCCGCCCACGTCAGCTGGGCAAACACGGCCGACCCCGCAAGCCGCACCGCCAAGGCCCGCGCCGCGGCGATGGCCCGCTTCGAGCGCGAGGTCGACCCCGAGGGCGTGCTGCCCGTCGAGGAGCGCATGCGCCGCGCCGAGCACGCAAAGAAGGCGCACTTCTCCCGCCTCGCGCTGAAGGCGGCCAGCAAGCGCCGCATCGAGCGCGAGATGAAGGCCGGCGGCCGGAAGCCCGCCGCCGCCTGACATGCAAGAGGCCGCCCGCGCGAACGGACGGCCAGACCAACCCCACCAACCCAAGGAAGTGAGGCGGCCGTGAGCCAGCCTACCGTCAACCCGCCACTCCCGGAACGGCGCCGGATCAACACCGGCGCGATCATCACCCGCGCCGCGGCCATCATCGAGCGGAACGGCCTGAACCAGGGCGGCTTCGTCGAGGCCGCGCCCGCCGACAGTGACGTCCCCCGAAACCTCTCGTACCGGCGTGTGTGCACCGCCGGCGCGATCCGCCTGGCGACGTCGGGCAACCCGGAGGAGGACTGCCCGGCGGCCCGTGCCGCGATCCGCGTCCTGTCCGAGCTCCTGCCGGGCGACGCCCCGATCTGCAACGAGACCGGTGACGTGGCGTACGTCGAGCACGTGGCCCGCTGGAACGACACCGAGGGACGCACCGCGGCCGAGGTCGCCTCAGTCCTCCGGCAGCTGGCCCTCCGTACGGTCCTGGAGGTGGCGGCATGAAGAACGTCAAGGCCAGCGCCGCGAAAATGTTCGCCGCCGACACCGCCCAGCACGAGCTGACCGTCCTACACGACAGCGGCCTGTACCGGCACCTGCGCTGCAAGACCCCCGGCACCAACGCCTACCGGTTCGACATCACCACGTGGCCCGGCAGCCTCGCCATCAGCGGCGACATGGGCAGCTTCACCTTCTCCCGCGAGCGGGACATGCTCCCCTTCTTCCGCTCCGAGTACGGCATCAACCCGCACTACTGGGCCCAGAAGGAGCAGTCCGGCGCGCCGACCAAGGAGTACTCCCAGGCCAGGTTCCGCGAGGCCGTCTGGTACCGCGTGCAGCAGGAAGTTGGGATGTACCGCGGTCTGGCGAAGGCCGTCCAGGCGGAGATCTTCGACGCGGGCTGCGCGGCCAACGAGCAGACGGCGCGCGCGGCCTTGGAGGACTTCAAGTTCGGGGGCGGCCGGGGCCTGACCGGGCCCGAGGTCCCGTTCCGATTCGACGACGTGTGGGAGATGTCGTTCGCCGACTACACCCACCACTACCTGTGGTGCTGCCACGCGATCCAGTGGGCGATCACGCGGTACGACGTCGTCGCCGCCGCAGCCCGGGCCCTGGCCGACTCCTGGCTCGCCCAGCACGGCGACTACTACGACTGGTCCGCCGAGACCCACGTCGCCTACGCGCAGGCCGTCGAGGACCAGCGCACTGGTCGCCTGCTGGTGGGTGCCTCGTGAGCGCCTTCCTGACCGCGATGACGGTCGTCGCCCTGTACCTCGCGTTCTGCGCTGACTACTCGCGCACCGAGGACACCCCCGCACAGAACCGGAAGGACGCCTGATGAGCCACGACGCCGGCTTGAACGCCGCGATCGACCCGACGTGGATGCGCGTCATCCTGACGGCTCGCGGGATCCGGAACGCGGACCTGCGCGCCCTCGCCGAGGCGTTCGCTGAGGACCGCGAGCACGTCATCGCCGAGCTCACCCAGCTCGCCGCGGCGCTGGACCGGCCCGCCGAGGGCTGGGACGAGGCGGTCGACGACTTCGAGGCGAACATGCAGCTCGACGAGGCCTCCCTGGGGCTCGACGAGCGGGACGCGCGGCAGTTGGCTGCCGAGCTCGACACCGCCGCCGACCGCACGTACACGGCGCGGGCCCGAGTCGGCCGGCCGCTCACCATCCCGCGGCAGCAGGACCGGAGGGTCGCGTGAACCGCCTCCGCTACCTCACCGCATTGCGATTCCGCCGTACCGACTGGCCCTGGCCGGCTCTGGAGCTGGCTGCCGGTGACGGCCCCGGGCACCTGGTGTGCCCCCTGACCCTCGACTTCCTGTGGGAGAACCACCGATGACCACCGAGATCGTGCGCGCGGGCGGCGCGCTCGCCATCCGTCCCGACCAGACCTCCTGGACCCCCGAGCAGCAGGCCGTGCTGCAGCAGTCGGGCATCAGTGACGAGGTCACCGCCGCCGAGCTGTCCGGCTTCCTGCACCTGTGCCAGCGGACCCAGCTCGACCCGTTCTCCCGCCAGATCTACCTGATCGGCCGCAAGGACAAGCGGGCCGGCCGGACCGTGTTCACGCCGCAGACCGGCATCGACGGATACCGGGTGATCGCTCACCGTGTCGTCGCCGAATCCCGCGAGAACTTCGGCTACGAGGACACCCTGTGGTGCGACAGCGACGGCAACTGGCGCGACGTGTGGCTCGCCAACGAGCCGCCCGCCGCAGTCAAGGTGACGGTGGTCCGCAACGGCCACCGCTTCCCCGCCATCGCCCTGTACCGCGAGTACGTCCAGACCGGCTGGGAGAACAAGCCCGTCGGCCTATGGGGCAAGATGCCCGCCGGCCAGCTCGCGAAGTGCGCCGAGGCTCTGGCCCTGCGGAAGGCGTTCCCCCACGACCTGGCTGGCGTGTACACCGCCGAAGAGATGGCCCAGGCGGACAACCCGGTCCCGGCCGGGCAGCCGGCCAGCCCGGCGCAGACGCTCCGCTCCGTCCCCAACGACGGCAGCCAGGCGTTCGGCGCCCGGGACCGGGCCATCGTCGCGGCGGCAGAGATCGGCATCAAGGCGTCGGACGCCACGACGGTCGACGAGTGGCGCGGGCTCTGGACCGAGGCCGGGAAGGCCGGGCTGCTGAGCACCCCGATCGTCGACCCGGACGGCTCCAGTCAGCTCCTCCTAGGCGAGTACCTGACCCGCCGCGGCGGCGAGCTGAGGCGGCCAGCAGCCGACGACGGCATCACGGACGCCGAGGTCGTCGAGGACGGGCAGGACGAGCGCACCACCGCGGTCGACGCCCTTCGCGCCGCAGCGATGGACGCGGGTATCGCCGCCACCGTCGCGCAGGACTTCCAGCAGTCGTACGGCGTCCCGATCGAGCAGGCCAGCGTCGACAACGTGCGCCAGTTCACCGCGATCCTCCGGGGGGCCGCGGCATGAGCCTCAAGGACATCGCCACTCAGACCGCCGTACTCACCACGCTCTACGACCGCATCGGCGAGGAGCTGATGAAGGCCAAGGCCGAACTCCAGGCCGAGCTGAAGAAGGCCAAGGCGGAGAGCGGCACCAAGCAGATCGGCGCCGAACTGCCCGACGGAACGCCAGTCGCCAAGGTCACGCTGGTCACGCCGAAGCCGGCCGCGACGGTCACCGACCCGGACGCCTTCCTCGCATGGGTGCGGGACCACCACCCGGCCGGGGCGGAGAACATCGTCCGCCGGTTCGTCACCGAGGTCCGCCCGGCGTTCGCCAAGGCGCTGCTGGCCGAGCTGACCGCCGCGGGTGTCCCGCAGTGGTGCGACCCGGACACGGGCGAGGTGCACACCATTCCGGGCGTGACGCTGCAGGGCCGGGCGTCGCACCACCGGTTCACGTTCGAGAAGGACGGTCAGCTGCTGGTCGCCCAGGCGTGGCAGGCCGGCCAGCTGAACAGCCTGGTCCTGCCGCAGCTCACCGCGGGCGGTGCCGAGTGACTCGCCACTACATCCGGCACCAGCCGATCGCCGACGGCCTGCGTGCACTCCCCGGCCAGTGGGGTGACGTCGCCGAATACCCGGCCCTGTACACCGCGCTCACCACCGCCGCTGCGATCCGTACCGGCCGGCTCCCCGCCTACCAGCCCGCCGGATCCTTCGAGGCCGACGTGTTCGCCAGCCGCACCCCCGACGGCGAGCCCATCGTCCGCGCCCGCTACCTGGGAGCCCCCGGCGACAAGGCGGCCCTCGCAGCCGCCGAAGCACTCCGCGAACTCACCCGCAAGGAAGGTGCCGCATGACCCCCCAAGAGCGCGGCGACCTCGCCGAACGCCTCATCCCCACCGCAGCCAAGCTCGCCTGCATCGCCCACGGCGACGGCGACCACCACGACATCACCCACCACACCCGCAAGCTCAACCGAGACGAACTCGTCGCCCTCGCCGTGATCCTCGCCTCCATGGTCAACCCCGACCAGACCATCGACGACGCCCTCGGCCACGTCACCTGGGACGAACACGGGCGCCCCGCACCGGCCACCGCGTACGGGCCGCTGACCATCCGCCAGACCGCCGGCCACATCCGCGGCCCGGAATGCCTCGGTGCCGCACGGATCCTCGAATCCGAGCGGATCCAGCTCGCCCGGGAACTTCACCTCGGCCAGGGCTACACCCTCACCGAGGTCGGCGTCAGGGTCGGCGCCAGCCACCGCACCATGCAGTCCTGGGCCGAGGAGTGGGCGGCATGACGCGCCGAGTCACCGACTGGCAGCCCGAGGCGGCCTGCGCCGAGATAGGGCCGGGCGCCTTCCTCCTCGATGACGAAGCGGACACGGCCACCGCAATCGCCATGTACAACCAGGTCCGCCCCGTGTGCGACCGGTGCCCGGTGAAGACCGACTGCCTGGAGTTCGCCCTCGCCGTTGAAGGCGGCGCCGGCTCGTCCTTCAGGTCCGGCATGTACGGCGGCCGCACCCCGAAGGAGCGCTACCGCATCCACAAGCGACGCGAGCAGGCCGCCCTCGACGCCATCGCCGCCGCGGCCTGACCCACCTGCTGCCCGTGGCGGGGCGACACCACCCCCGCCACGGGCCACCAACCACCAACCACGACCGGAAGAAGGACTCACGTGGGCTACGACCTGCGACGCGCACTGCGGGTGGCCCTGGGCCCGCAGATCACCGGGCTCCAGCGCGCCGTGGCCCTGGAGATCGCCGACGACGCCAACGACGTCACCCGCAAGAGCATGGTCGAACTTGAAGACCTCGTGACGTGGACCGGCGCCAAGGACACCAGTGTCGTCCGGAACGCGCTGAAGCGGCTCGCTGTGGCCGGCTGGGAGTTCCGGGTCCCGATCGGCAAAGGCAAGGACGGACGGATCCTCTACGCGGTCCCCGGGGTTCGGATGACGTTCCTCGTCCCCCCCTTCGAAGGGGGAGCGGTGGCTACCCCTTCGGGCCCTGAGGGGGAGCAGGGGCTACCCCTAGGGGGAGCAGGGGCTACCCCTTCCACCCCCCAAGGGGGAGCAGGGGCACCTTCAGAAGGAGCCGGGGCTCACTCAGAAGGAGCCGGGGCTACCCCCTACTCCTCATACCCCTCAGTCCCCTCAACAGATAAAGACTCTTCCCCCCGCGAAGGCCGAGCCCCAGCTACCCCTTCCAAGCGGACCCCCAAGCGCGACTACCACCTCGACGCCTTCGGCGCCTTCTGGCTCGTCTACCCGAAGAAGCGCTCCCGAGAAGACGCCCAGAAAGCGTGGTGCGCCGCCATCGACCGCGGCGCCAACCCCCAGCAGATCGTCGCCGGCGCGACCGCCTACGCCCGAGAGCGCGCCAGCGAAGACCCCAAGTTCACGAAATACCCGGCGACCTGGCTCAACAAGGGCTGCTACGACGACGAACCCGAGCCCACAGGCCGCCCCCAACTCCGCGCCGTCGCCGGCGGCAGCTGGAAGCCCTACACCAACCCTCCCGACTCCGCTTACACCGCCAACTGGGGGAACCCCTCGTGACCACCACCGACCACGGCCTGCCCGACTACATCGCCGACATGCTGATCGCCAACGGCATCACCCCCACCCCCGTCGACGGCCCGGCCGAGACGGCAGACGAACCGGACCCGCGCACCGAATGGGCACTCGCCCGATGGGAGCAGGCCACCCCGCCCCGCTACCGCCGCTCCGAAGCCACCCACCCCGACGTCGCCGCGTGGGCCCAGCAGGCAGCCGAATGGGACCCGAGGCAGCTCCCCACCACACGATCACTGCTCATCACCGGCCCCACCGGCACCGGCAAGACCTACCAGGCCTTCGGCGCCCTCCGGCTGATCGCCGAAAACCACGGCGACGGCTTCGAATGCATCGCCATCACCAGCGCCGACCTGTACGGGTCACTCCGCCCCACCGGCGGCATGGGTGACACCGAAGCCCGGATGCGGAAGCTGTGCGAAGTCAGGTTCCTCCTCGTCGATGACCTCGGAACAGCGAAGACCTCCGAGTTCACCGAGGAAGTGACCTACCGGCTGATCAACTACCGGTACAACCACTGCCTCCCGACGATCTTCACCAGCAACTTGCCGCCCCAGTTCGACAACGGCCCCGACCTCGTCAAGAACCTCGGCGAACGCAGCGCCAGCCGCCTCGCCGAAATGGTCACCACCGTCGTCATCAACGGCACTGACCGCCGCAGGGGCCAGCGATGAACAACCCGTTCATCTCGAACCTCCAGAACGACCCGCGGATCCGCGGGCAGGTCTCCCAACTGCGTGCTGGCGGCCAACTCGGCGTCCTGTGGAAGGCCATCGCCGCCGCCACCGCCACCGAGAACGCCGACCGCAAGAAGCTTGTACTCCAGTACGACGACCTCGCGCGCCGCATCGCCAAGGTGTTGCGCCTGCCGTCGCCCGACATGTGGAACGGCCGCCTCCCTGCAGCAACGATCCAAGGCAAAACCGACTACACACCGAACCCCAGCTCGATCCTCGCGCAGCTCCGAGAGATCGTCGCGGAAGCCGAAGCCCGACAGCAGCAGAACCAGGCCGCGGCATGAACAGCCACGGTGTCAGCGACGACGACATCAGCGCAGTCCTCGACCAGGGCGACTACCTCGACCTCCTGCAATCGATGGCCGGACACAAGACCGACAGCCGGCCCGCCCGCGAGACACGGCCAGCAACCGGCGGCCAGTCATTCCCGCGAACCACGCCGCCCAAGTCCCGCCCCGACGGCCGCCCGGTCGGCGCATGGCCCGCCGGATGCGGCCGACCCGGAAGCCCCGTCCCCCACCAGGCCCCCACCAGCTGAGGAGACCCTCATGCCCGCCCACCTCCTCTTCGTCACCCTCGACGGCGTCAACCACCCCCTCGCCGCCTGCCGCTGGATCCGCTACACCCCCAACGGCTGCGCCACCGGCAGCCACCACGGCGACGCCTTCACCACCCCCGAAGCAGCCGCCACCCACTGGACCCCCAACCAGCGCGACCGCCAACGCGAAGCACGCCGCGGCATCCGCTACCGCCTCGTCAGCCCCGACCAGTGGCAGACCGTCAAACCCTGCCTCCTCGGCGAGTGCAACCACACAGAAGCCGCCTGACGGCCCCACAGGGGCGCGGAAACCACCACCCGCCCCACCACCCCAACCCACACCCCAGCGCCCGCCACAGACCCCACCAGACCCCGCCACGAGCCACACACCAGCCAACCCCCGACCGGCCCAACGAAAGGCACCACCATGACCGACCCCCGCGACGCCATGATCAACGCCGCCCGAGCACTCCACGACCGCGACCCCGACAACCCCACCGCCTGCGCCGTCTGCACAGACGACCCGCACCCCGAGTACGGCACCCCACAGATGGCGGCCTGGCCGTGCCCTACCGCAGTCGCACTCGGCGCCACCGGCCGCAGCGAATGGACGAACACACCCACCGTGGCCATCCCCGACCCGCGCTGCACGCACACAGGCGGCCAGGGCCGGTGCATCCTCAACGCCGACCACCGTCCCGGGCACATCACATCCGCTGGCGACTACCCCCGGTGCCGGTCGGCGCGGTCAACCCTCAACTGCGTCATGGCCGAAGGGCACCTCAACAGCCACTTCGACATCGACGGCGTCCGGTGGGGCGGCTGCGGCCAGGTGCGTGTGGCGGGCATGGAGTTGTACCCGTGCGTGCTCGAAGACGGTCACGAGTACGGGCACCGCGACCAGGTCGGCAAGACGTGGTGACGCGCACTGGCCCCGGGCATGGCGATGGGCCGCGCGGCGGTGCCGGGCGGCTCAGACAGCAGGGGCGGTCAGCCCTGGGGCGGGGCCTCGGACCAGGGGCCGGCGTCGGGGCGGGCGGGCTGCTTGGCGCCGGGCCTGCGCAGGTACCAGCGGATGAACTCGCGGACGGCTTCGGCCCTGACGGTGCCGGCTTCCTTGGCGGCCTGGTCGAAGGGGAGCCATTCGTCGTCGGGGATGCGCATCTGGCGGGGTGGGGTGGGGCCGGCCTTGGTGGGTGTCATGTTCGCAGGGTAGCGGGGCGTAGCTACACGCGCCAAGACGGCGGGCCCGGAAATGTAGCTACGCGAATCCCGTCGAATCGCTTGTCCTGTAGCTACGACAGACGCTAATCTGTAGCTACAGCGGAAGCCGCACCTAGCCGCCCCGCCCGTACACCACCAGTCCCCAGGAGACCCCCGTGACGCCGTCGCAGCTCGACCAGTACGTCACCGACCAGCAGCGCGCCGCACGGTACGCGGGCGACCGCGAGGCGTGCCTCGTCGCCTACTGGGACGCCTGGACCTCACGCTTCGACCACTGGATCTACCGAGCTGCGTACATCGGCATCCCGCTGGAGTACTGCGACCCGACGACCGGCATGTGGACGGTCCCGGACGGCATGTGCTGGCAGTGCTGGACGCCGATCGACGGGCCGGTGGTGCGGGAGATGTGCAACGCAGAGTGCCGCCACTACCACCCGGCCTGTCGCCCCGGCCACGACTCCCGCCTGTGGGAGGGCGAGCACTGCTTCTCCTGCCGCAGCACGATCCCCTGCTACGTCGCCTGACCCCCGCCCGGGTGCCTGTCCCGTACGGGCACCCCACCACCCGACCAGCCCGAAAGGCCCAGCCCGTGAACATCACCGTCACTGTCGACGAGATCACCCTCGCCACCGTCATCGGCGACATCGTCGAGTACGACGAAGACGGCGACGCCCAGGTCGTCGGACACAAGACCGTCGCCGACCTCGTCGCCACCCGGATCGTCGACCGGCTCGTCAAGGACACCGACCGCTGGCCTTCCCTGCGTGAGCGCGTCACCCAGATCCGCGACGAGGAGATCCGCGCCCGCATCGCCCCGTCCATCGACGCCGCCGTCAACAAGCCCATCCGCAAGACCAACATGTACGGCGAGGCGACCGGCCAGGAGACGACCCTGTCCGAGCTGATCGTCGCTGAGGCGCAGAAGTTCCTCACCAAGAACGTCGACGACTACAACCGGCAGAAGGGCTCGGTCCTCGGCCAGATGATCGCGGCCGAGGTGAAGAAGGCGTTCGAGACCGAGATCGCCGCCGCGGTGAAGCAGGTGCGGGAGACCGTGGCCGCGCAGATCGGTACGACCGCGAGCAGCCAGATCACCGCCGCAGCGCTGCAGGCCCTCGCCAGCCGCTGACCCCTCGTGCTGGCCTGCTGGTCGCCTCGCCCACGACCGGCCAGCAGGCCCCCAACCCGCCACCGAAGGACCCGCCGTGATCATCAGCGTCGACGCCTACCTGATCACCTGCGACGGCTGCCACAAGTGCCTGTACGAAGACCGCGGCGGATGGCACTGCACCGTCCTCACCGACGACCACAGCACCGCCCGACACATTGCCGCCCTCGCCGGCTGGACCGTCCACCCCGACGGCCGCATGTACTGCCCCGACGGCCGCCACGCCTGACCGCCCCGTCCGCCCGCTGACCGGAGACCACCATGACCACAGCCGAGCCCGCCACCGTCGCCGAGGCCAACGAGCGCGTAGCCGCCGCAGAGTTCAACGAGCGCTACCTGGTCGGCACCCGCGTGATCGCCTACCCCGGATGCCGGCCCGATCCCGGCGCCGCCAAGCCGTGCTGTCCCGGCCTCGACACCCGCACTCGCTCCCGGGCCTCCGTGCTCGGCGGGCACACCGCGGTCGTCTGGGTCGACGGGCACGGGGCGTGCATCGCCCTGACCCACGTTGATCCGCAGGAGGCGTGACCGTGGCCACCGAGCCCGAGCCCCTCGCCGACCGCATCGCCGCCGCCATGGCCGGCCACACGGCCAACATCTCGAACGGCGACGGCACCGTCATCTGCAACTGCGGCACCACGGTAGGCGCCAACCCGGCGGCATGGCGCGAGCACCGCGCCGCCACCGTCCTGGCCGTAGTGCAGCCCGAGCTGGACCAGCGCGACGCCGAGATCCGCCGGCTCCGTCAGCACGTCGAGGAGTTGCAGAGCAAGGCCATGTCTTGCGGCAACGGCCAGTGCTGCTGCTCGTTCGACGGCCCCGGCGACGTCTGCATGGTCCACTCGCCCACCGTCGACCAGCTCCAGTCCGAGCTGCGCGTCTCGAACGAGCTGCTCACCGAGGTGACCGCCGCGTGCTCGGCCACCGAACGGGAAGCCGCCACCCTCCGCGCCGAGCTGGCCGACACCGACAGCCGCCGCGAAGCCCGGGAACGACGCGTGATCAACCGAAGCGCACCCGGCAGCGCAGGCGAGCGGATCGAGAACATCGCGTTCGACCTCGCCACTGCGAGCCGCATCGTCCCGCCTGACGAGGTCCAGGCCGCCATCGCCGCTCTCCGCGCCGAGGCCTTCACCGAGGCCGCGGCCATCGCCCGCCAGACGACCGTCCCGGCCGAGAGCGGACGGAACTGGCACTGGTTCCAGTTCGCCTGCAACCGGGTGGCTGACCGCCTGCTCGCCGCCGTCCCTGCTGCCGCGCCGACCCGCTGAGGAGACACCATGCACACCCTGCCCGCTCCCCGCATCGGCTCCCTGTTCTCTGGCTACGGGGGCCTGGACAGGGCCGTCAGCGAGTTCTTCGGCGCCGTCCCCGCCTGGCACTGCCAGTGGGAGCCGCCCGACAAGAAGGGCAGGCCCGACCTCCACCAGTACGCCGCCCAGATCCTCGCCCACCACTACCCGGGCGTCCCGAACCTCGGCGACATCACCCAGGTGGGCTGGGACCAGGTCGAGCCCGTCGACATCCTCACCGGCGGCTTCCCCTGCACCGACGTCTCCCTCGCCGGGAAGCGCGCCGGCCTCAACGGCCAGACCCGCTCCGGCCTGTGGGCCCACATGGCCCGCGCCATCAACGCACTCCGACCGAAACTGGTGGTGATCGAAAATGTCCGAGGTCTCCTCTCCGCGGCTGCCGATGGCGACGTGGAACCCTGCACGTGGTGTCTGGGAGACCGGGCTGATGAGCCTGTTCTGCGGGCACTCGGAGCCGTACTCGCTGACCTGGCCGGCCTCGGGTTCGATGCGGAATGGGTCGGTCTCCCCGCGTCGGCCGTGGGAGCGCCCCACGAGCGATTCCGGGTCTTCATCCTCGCCTGGCCGGCTGCTGCCGACCCCGACGAGTTCGGAGCACACGGGGCCTGGGCACGCCGCGCAGGGCGGGCTGAATCTTCGGACAGCCGTGAGCTTGCTACCCACACCGACCGCGTCGTTCCCGGGCACGACGGCGAACTACCGGCCGGACGGGACGCCGTACGGCAGCGGATACGGGATGACTCTGCTCGACGCGGTCAGGCTGCTGCCGACGCCGGTCGCGGCGGACGGGGACCGGCAGAGCACCACGTACAGCCGGGGGAACCCGACGCTCGTTGGGGCGCTTACGGACCTGCCGTCCGCCGCTGGGAGCACATCCTCGGACGGCCTGCTCCCGCTCACGTGGACGCCCGAGGGCGACTGAGCCCCGTGTTCGTCGAATGGATGATGGGCCTCCCCGCGGGCTGGCTGACGGACGTGCCGCTCCCCGCCGGGATGACCGAGTCGCAGGCCCGTAACGCCCAGTTGAAGGCGGGCGGGAACGGCGTCGTCCCGCAGCAGGCGTACGCCGCCATCGATGAGCTCTGGTACCGCGCGACCGTCCCGGCCCGTGCGTCTGCCGCTGCTTGACCGTCTGGCCGGCCGTCACCCGACGGCCGGCCCCGCACCCCTGGAGGAGCGCCCGATGAACCACCCCGTGATCGTCACCCCCGAGCCCGAAGCCGTGCACTACGGCGTCCCCGTCACCTGCATCGGCGAGGACGGCGACATGCTCGCCTTCGGCCACCACGAGCCCCGACGCGCGCTCGCCGCGTTCAACCGGCACGCCCGCACCGAGATCGGGCTGGCCAACATCCTCGACGACCGGTCCGCCAGCGCCGAAGACCTGCTGGGTGACATCGCCCAAGGCTGGGGCCTGTTCCGGAAGCCCGCCGGGGACGAGGACCCGGACTGGGAGTGGGTCATGGATCCCTGCCAGGCCGGCGCCGAGCACGCCACCCCGTACACGCACCTCAGCGTCGCCTGACTGTCCGACCCGGCCCGCCCATCTCGGGCGGGCCCCGCACCCCTGGAGCACCCTGTGATCCGCAACCTCACCCCTCACCCGATCCGCATCTACGAGCCGACCAGGCCCGACGGCCTCGACGACCTCGACCAGGGCCTCCTCCAGATCATCCCCGCGGAGGAGCAGCCGGCCCGGATCGCGACCGTCGAGCTCGGCACCGAGTACAGCGCGGGCATCCCGACCTCGATGGTCGAGTACGGCCACACGCACAACCTGCCGCCGAAGCAGGACGGCGTGTACCTGATCGTCTCCCTGGCCGTGGCTCTGTCGCGGGTGCCGTATGGGCGCAACGACCTGCGTGTTCCGTATCTGGAGGTCCGTAACAGCTCGGGCACGGTGATCGGTTGCCGGATGCTCGCCCAGCCCGTCTGACCACCGCCTGCCATCCACACCTCTGGAGCACCGATGCCCGACACCCCCACCCCCACCGAGCAGCTCCGTGCCGCCGCCGAAGCGCTCGACGAGATCCGCACCCCGCTCGCCGCCTACCTCGCCCTGACGCGGCCCGATCTGTCCGCGGCCCTGGCCCGCTGGCTGGAGGCCGAGGCCGTCCGGTGGGAGCGCGGCGATTGCCTTCACTGCGGCGGAACGAACTGCTCCTGCACCCCGGAGGCCCTGGCGGTGGCTCGTGCGCTGCTCGGTGGCACTTCGTGACCCGGGCCGTCATCACCATCGGCGCCGTCCTCGCCCTCGCCGTCATCTCCCTCGCGATCGTCCTCGCCGCCGCCACCCTCGGCACCCACACCGACCAGGAGAACCCCCCGTCGTGATCGACCCCACCAGCGACCTCGCCCTCGGCCTGTTCAACCCCCTCGACAACAACCAAGTCGCCGACCTCATCCACCTCTTCCACGCCTACCTCACCGAAGAGTTCCAGCGCATCGGCCGCCTCCCCCTCGGCATCCCCGCCGCCGCCTGGCTCACCACCGGCATCCTCTGGCACCGAGACATCCCGATCGGGTTCTGGTCCACCGACAAGACCCGCTACTCCCTCGAGCTGATCTACCTCGTCCCCGGCGCCCGCGCCCGCGGCATCGCCACCCGCATCGTCGCCGACCTCGCCGCCAGCTGCCCCCGCCCGATGGAGATCAAGGCGCCACTCAGCCCCGCCGGCCAGCACCTCGCCGACAAGCTCCACCTCGGCGTCGCGCACCCCACCCCGGAGGAAGAGGCCCGCGTCGACCAGCACATCACCGAGGGCCACAAGCGGCTCAAGGCGAACTGCCGGCACCGCCGGCGGACCGGCAACCCCGCCACGCCGTGCGCCCGCTGCTACCGCCGCGGCCTGAAGCGATACGCCACGGCCATGGTGATGGACTACGTAACCCCGGTCCGCCTCGCCGACGGCATGGTCCGCGGCACCGTCGACCCGCTGACCATGGCCCCGGTGTCGTGAACGAGGCCGACCGTCCGGTGGTCGTCTGCTGCCTGCTCACCCTCGGTGTCCTCCTCGCCGTCTGGGCCGTCGACCCGCTGTACCGCCGCTGGCTCCGCCGACGCCACGGCGGCCGCGCCCTCGTCGACGAGGCCGAGCAGCTCGTCCGCGACGACCACGACCGCATCACCTGGCAGTCCCTCGCCACCCGACTTGAGGAGCCCCCGCGTTGAGCAGCGACTACCACGTCCTCTGCCTGTCCCACGACCCGGCCATCCAGGCCACCCATGCCCTCAGCCTCGAAGCGGCCGAGCAGGCCATCCGCGAGGGCGTCGATGGTCACGAGGCCTGTGACCTGATGATCGGCGCCTACTCGTACCCGCTCGTGGACCTCGGCTGCCCTGGCAAGGTCCTCGACCAGCCGCGGCCCGGCGCCCACCGTTGCTCGTCGTTGCACACCGCGACGAAGTGGGCCGACGTGGCGTGGATCCGCATCCTTGCCGTCGCCCAGCGGCAGCCCGAAGGCACCCAGCTGCACACCCTGACCAAGGCCACCGCACTGGGGTGCTTCTCGCCCGAGCGCCTGCGCCGCCTCCGTGAAGAACTCCAAATCACCTGGGAGGACTGACCGATGACTGACCGTCTGACCGTCGACACGATCACCGACCCCCAGCTCGACGAGCTGTACGCCCGCGCCGAGGCCGCCGAGCGGGCCCTTGCCGCCGTCCGCAGGATGGCCGTCCTCGCCGGGCGCCTCGACCCGCACAGCCGCAGCGACTACCTGATGGGCGCGAAGGACGCGCTCGACCGCGCGATCCGGACGATGGACCGCTCCAGTAGGAAGGCCAGCCGATGAGCAGCCCGTACCAGCCGGAGCCCGGGTGCACGGCCCGGCAGCGGCAGTTGGAGCAGCAGCTCGCCGACACCAGGCGCGAGGTGCGCGCCTTGGAGGGCGACCTCGGGCAGGCCCGCGAGCGGAGCGCCGACCTGCAGGCCCGCGTCGAGCAGCTGCAGGTCGGTGCCTTGACGCGCGAGGCCCTGCTCGCCGAGGCCCGGGACCTGCTGGAGCCGTGGGGCGGCCACGGCGACGACTGGCCCGCGATCGGCCCGGCGATCGAGACGCTGATCGGCAAGCTCAACGAGGCGCTGGAGCGGGCAGTGACGGCCGAGGCCCGGCTGGCCGAGCTGGAGACCGACGACGGTGACTGGCTGACCGACGTGCTCTACGCCCGCAAGATGAGCATCTGCTGGGACGAGCCCGTCACCCTGACCGCCCGGCACCTGTCGTACCAGCGGCCCGTGTGCCCCAGGTGCGAGTGGGCGGCACACCCGCCGCTCACCTGCGACGAGGTCCGGCAGTTCCGCGAGCGGTTCGACGGATTCGTCGCGGAGGGGCTCGCGGAGATCCGGGCAGCCGACAGCAACCTGATCGGCTACCGGGGCGTGGTCAACGCGCCGCTCACCTTCGAGACCATCACCGCACTTGCGGACAAGCTGAAGCAGGGCACCATGCCGCGGCGCAAGGTCCAGCGATCCGCCCCGGCGACCGACGGCGGCCTGACCGTCGTCACCACCGACCCCGTCCAGGAGATCGCCGCCGACGCGGCCACCGTCGACCGGTTGAAGCAGCAGTTCCTCGGCGAACCGGCCAGCCGCCTCGGCGTGCAGGTCGGGCAGATCGGCCAGTTCTTCGGCTTCCCGGTCATCGTCGACGCGGACCTGCCGCCCGGCGAGGTCCACATGCGGCCCCACCCGCAGACCACCGAGGGGCAGCCGTGAGCTGCGCTGACGACCACGACCCGCGCTTCGCCGACGACCGGTGGCTGTGGCTCGACATCGAACCCGACGGCGACGACCTCGACCTCACCTACGGCCCCGACGGCCCCCACCTGTGGCGCGGCCGCACCTGGGTCCCCATCACCGACGTGCGTATCGCCCCCGCCTACCAGCACGCCATCTGACCAGGAGCAGACCATGTCCAACTGCACCCACCACGCTGGCGTCGCACTCGCCATCGCATGGCTCTGCGTGCCACTCCTCGGCGCCGCCGGCCTCGCATGGCTGATCGCCTCCGAGATCCGCTACGACCGCAGGCTTCGCGCCGACGCTGCAGCCCGCCGCCGCTAGCCAGAACAGCAGGAGGGGCGCCCCGGCCCGCCAGCCATAGGGACGCCCCACACGGTGTGATCACCCTACGCCCAGCACAGGAGATGCACCGTGCACAACACCCCCACCGGCACCACCACGTACGCCCGCTACCTCCGCCGCCAGGGCGTCCGCGCCACCACCAGCCCCGACCGCGCCGCCCACCACATCGCACTCCTCCGCCGGGCCGGCATGCGTGACCCGCAGATCGCCGCCGCCGCGAACCGCAGCGCCGCCACCCTGTACCGCATCGCGAAGCGCCACACCGTCACCATCAGCCGCGCCACCGAGGCCGCCATCCTCGCTGTCCCCTTGCCCGCCCAGCCCACCCCCCTCACCGGCCGCGCAGCCACCACCCACAGCCACGGCACCGCCCGCCGGCTGCAGGCCCTCGTCGTCGCCGGCAACCCCCCCGCCACCCTGGCCGCGCTGCTCGGTGTCGGCCGCGGGCACTTCGCCGACCTCCTCCACCAGCGGTACCCGCGCACCGCCATCCACGTCGCCAGCCGCGTCGAGGCCCTGTACCTCGAACGGTGGAACAAGCCCGCCGAAAACCACGACGTGCCGCCGTTCGCCGCCGCCGAAGCCCGCGCCCTCGCCTCCCGCCACGGCTGGGCACCCGCCGCCGCCTGGGACGACATAGACCACCCGCAGACCATGCCCGACCTCGGCGGTGAAACCAGCCGCCAGCAGGCCGTCATCCAAGACACCGCCGAACTCGCAGCCCAGGGCTACTCGCGCGAAGGCATCGCCTGCCGGCTCGGCATCGGCTGGGACGCCGTCCGCCAAGCCCACCGCCGGGCGGGCGTTCGGTTGCCGATGCTTCTCGACGACTGACCTTCCGTCGAAAGCACGAGGCCCCCGGTATCAACCGGGGGCCAAGGCACACGTGGGCCCCGAGAGACCTTGGCCGTCAAGCGGCTCCGGCGTGCACGTCCTGCCGTAGGAACACGGTACAGCCCAACCCGGACAGACCAAATAGCCGCTCGGCACGCGCCGGGCGGCTCACGCATGTCATGGGTCAGCCTGCGGTCTTGCCGCCACGCTTGGGGGCCTTGATCGAGCGCACAGTCGGGTTGCGCTTGAGCGGCACGCCGTGTTCACGGGCGATGCCCCGCAGCGTCTCGTCCGACCACGGCAGGTGGCCAGCAAGCACCTTGGCGGTGACGTCGAACTGCTTCATCTCCTCAGCGGCCGCGGTGCGGAGCGCATCGCGGGCGGCATCTGCTGCCGTCTGTGCCTCCTCGTAGCGCGCGATGGCTGCGCGAAGTTCCTGGCTGGGGCTGTAGTCGGTCATGCCCCAGATAGTTGCACAAGCGATTTGGCCATGGCCACGGTCTGTGCTGCTCATGTTCCCAGTACATCACGCCAAATAGTTCTGGCCAAGTCGCTGGGACTACTTGATTGGCCAAGCGTCTTGGTCTAACGTGGAACTCGTCAGGCCAAGCAGCTTGGACAAGGGGAGAGAACCATGAACGCCAGTGCCCGTAAGGCCCAGCAGCTGATCCGCCAGCGGACCCGCACCCAGCGCGCCGCCGCCCGCATCAACCGCCGCGGCACCGGCACCCTCGCCACCCACGCCATCGCCCAGGGCCTCACCCACCACGACGCCCGCAGCGTCGCCGGCAGCCTCCGCACCGCCGCCAAGAAGGCCGGCATCACCGGCACCGAGGTCCGCGTCCACGCCGGACGGCACATGCGAGACGCCCGCCACTACACCCCGGCCGAGGTCGCCGCTATGGCCACCATCTACAAGCCGCGCAAGCCGGCTTACCGCGCCGTCGCCGCCCGCCTCGCCCTGGCCGCGTGATCGCCATGGCCGCCTGCGACTTCTGCGGCTGGAAGGGCGACGCCTCCGAGCTGACCCCCGGCCCGTCCGGTGACCCGACCTGCGGCGACTGCCACCTCGACCACGCCGACACCCGCGCCGCCTACGCCCACTGAGGGCCCACTTGCCCGGCCTGGTGGCCGTGACCCGCTCCGGTCGCCGGGCCGTACCGCCCCACCCCTGCACCACCAACCGGAAGGACACCGCCATGCCCAAGCTCTTCCTGCCCCGCCTCGGCACCTACGTCCTGGTCTGCCCGCCCGCCGACTCCGACGAGACCGCGACCCCCCTCCGCGTCTACGGGCCGATCCGCGCCTACGACATCCGGGCGTTCGTCGCCCAGGCCGCCGGCCGCACCGCCGACCAGTACTCCCTCCGCTACGACGCCTGAACCGGAGACCAGCCCATGCGCATCGTCCGCACCGCCGTCACCCTCGCCGAGATCGCCCTCGATGCGGTCCTGTACCTGGTCGTCGACCGGTTCTTCTGGAGCGTGAACAAGGCCGTCGCCCTGCTCGCCGCGGTCGGCTTCGTCACCCTGCTCGGCCAGCCGATCGTCTACCCGGCCGCCACCACCATCGCCGGAGGGGTGCTGCTCGCCCTCGACACCATCGCCTGGTTCCTCGACCGCGAGTACCAGCGCCGCGCCACCAGCTGACCATCCACCAACCCCACGAGGGAGAAAGCCATGTCCGACCACAGCTTCAACGGCGGCTACGGCCACCAGCCGATCCCCACCCCTCCGCCCCCGCCGCCCGCGGAGCCGCAGAAGTGAACGGCTACGACGACGGCCCCGTCATCCCGAAGATCCCGAACCCCCGCCCCCCGTCCGACTGACAGCAGCCGACCATCAGCGCGCCCCCGGCCCGGCCGGCGCCCGCTCACGACGGAGACGCGCACCACCCCGGGCACCCCGCCCGGGCAACCCAGAGGAGCACCTCATGGCCCTGTTCGGCCGCACCACCAGCAGTGACAGCAGCAACGGCGACGAGTACGGCAAGTGGGTCGCCGCGGACGCGGTCGACATGACCGAGTTCGACCAGGCCCGCCAGGCACCGGCCACGACCCGCACCCCCGCCAAGGCCGCCGACATCCTCGACGCCCTGCTCGGCAACAACAACTGACCCACCGGCGCGCACCACCCGGCGCCGGACCAACCGAGAGGAACCCCAACATGAGCGCCCCCACCACCGTCCCCGGCCCGACGACCCGCGCCGACTGGTACGAGGCCGCCCGGCAGCACTACGCCCAGGCCGCGATCGCAGTCCTGGCCGAGGACAGCTACTCCGACGAGGTCGCCACGATCGTCGCCCTCGGCCAGCTCGCACTGGCCCTTGGCCACGCCGCAGACGCCTGATCGCCGTACGGCGCCGCGCAGCCCACCCGGTCTGTGCGGCAGCCGCAGGCACTCAGACACCCCGCCGCACGCCCCACGACTGGAGACCGCCATGCCCCCGCGCCTGCCCGACACCCGCCAGATCCTCGCCGGCATCTGGATCCGCCTCATGGTCCTCGCCCCGATCCTGATGGCGCCGATCACCTGCCTGTGGCTGTTCGGTGTCCTGCCGTCCAGCAGCAGCCGCACCGTCGGCGCCCTGCTCGTGCTCCTCGTCCTCGCCCTCGACACCGTCCGCAACCCGAGCGGCATCAGGCAGGGGGCACGGACGTGAGCGCCGCAACCGAGGCAGCCATCGCCGCCGCTGCAGCCGAGCAGGCCCGCCAGGCCGCACACGCCGCAGCCGAAGCCCAGCGCATCGCCGCCGAGAACCTCGCCCGCCTCACCGCAATGACCACCGCCCACCTCGGGCGACCCCAGTGACAAGCAGCCAGTTACCCATCCACAGCACCACCCACCAGGAAGGACAGGACCAGTGAGCAGCTGGTACGAGGAGCGCCGCCAGGACAAGCGCCTCGACGCCGAACTCCGGCAGCAGCGCGATCAGGCAGACGAGGACCGGCGCCGCAAGGACCGCGCCGACCAGGCAGAGCAGGCCCGCAAGGACAAGCGGGAGGCCGAGCAGCGCCGCAAGCGCGAGCAGGCCGAACGCCAGCAGCGCCGCGCCGAGCGGGTCACCAACGCCAAGACGTGGCTGGCCGCCGAGTCCGACACCGCGTTCTCCGTCCTGATGATCCTCCTGGCCGTGTTCCCGTCGATCGCCTCGCAGGTCGGTGCGCTCGGCGGCAAGGTCGACTTCGGATCCGCGGTGTCCCTGGCGCTGATGCTGGAGCTCGGCGCCTGGTCCGCCACGGTCGGCGGCGCCCGGGCACTGCGTGATGGCCGGCCCACCGTCCCGTACCGGGTGGCCATGTGGGGCTGCGCGCTGATTGCGGCGGTCATCAACGTCACGCACAACCTGGAGCGCGGCTGGTGGGTTGCCGCCGTTCTCGGCCTCGCCTCGATCGCAGGCGTCGCGTTCTGGGATCTGCGCTGCGCTGGCCGGCATGGCACCTCGCGCCGGACGAAGGCGGAGCGGGCCGCGGAGAAGGCCCGCAAGGCGCACGCGAAGGAGCGGGCGACCGCGCACCAGGACGTCCAGCGGACCGCGGAGCGAATCGTCTCCGCCGCGACGTTCGGCGCCGTCGAGTTCGAGGGCGCCTTCACCGACGCGTGGGAGGTCCACCACGGCACCCGCGAGGTTGGCCTGACCCCGGCGATGGTTGCGCTGCGTGTGCAGTCGAAGCGGCGGATGGCCGAGGCGTTCGGCACCGAGGCGGACGACGAAGCGCTGTTCCCCGACACCGTTCCCGCGGAGTGGGCGAAGGCATTCCGCGGTACGGGCGGCACCGTGTCCCGCTCGCCGATCGGCACCGCGGACGGGGACGACGACGAGGGCGGCGAGGGTGTCCCGCGCATCGCCCCGAGGCGGCCCTCCGCGGGGCCGTCGCAGGCCGCGGAAGCCCTAGGGGGGAAAGGGAAGCGTCAGGTTCTCGGGGGGCGCCGTGAGCGCGTCCAGCGGCCCCTCGCGGCGGAGCACATCGAGAAGGTTCGGGCGTACGCGGACCTGATCGCCGAGTCCCACCAGACCATCTCCGTCCGCAAGGTCAAGGACCTCATCGGCGGTGGCGAGAAGGACTACCTGTCCCGCCTCACCCGCCACGTGAAGCAGCTCCGCGGCGAAGCCTGACCCACCACCCCGCAGCTACAGCCCGTCAACCCCCACCCCGAGGAGCACCCCCGATGTCCGAGTACACGACTGGCCCCACCCCCGGCCCCGCCGACGACGAGCCCGGCACCTACGACCTCGCCCGCCACTTCTCCCCGGAGGTCCTCGCCGACCTGGAGACCGCCATGCAGCAGGAGGCCGAGCTGAGCACCGCCGGCCGCCGCGGCGCCATGGTTGGCACCATCGTCGAGCCCGTCGGCGACGAACTCGCCCGTCACTGGCTCGCCACCGCCGGCCACAAGGCACTCCCCGAGTGGGCGCACTCCCGCGACGCCATCGCTGGCGCCCTCCGCCACCGCCGCGACCTCGCCGCCTACAAGACCCTGTTCCACAGCCTCCGCACCCCGGTCTACGCCGCCCGCGTCGTCGGCCTCGCCGGCTACGGCGCCTGGCGGGCCACCGCCGACGTCACCCACTGGGCGCTCGCGGGCGAATACAGCCGCGCCATCGCCCAGGCCCGCAAGTCCGGCGACGGCGCCCGCGTCCTGACCCTGCGCGACGAGCGCGAAGCCGTGTCCAAGGCCCGCCTCAAGTCGAAGCGCCTCGCCGCCGGCAGCGCCACCGCAGGCCTGTACGTCACCGCCACCCTCGTCACCGCGGCCATCGGCGCCTGGATCATCGCCGGCCCGATGCTCGTCACCCTCGGCGCCCTCCTTGCCGCGGCCGGCTACCGGGCCAAGGCCCACCGCGCCGACGGCGACACCGGCGACGTGTACCGCTTCCTCGACGCTCTGCCGTCCGACCACGGCCCCGTCACCGACGAGCGGATCATCGCCGCCCTCCGCGACGTCGGCCTCCTCAAGCCGGACGAGTCCCTGCGCCCGCACGGCCTCGTCGACAAGGACAAGAACGGGGCAACCACCCACGTCTTCGACCTGCCGACCCGGGTCATCGCCTCCGACGTCATCCCGAAGAAGGCGAAGATCGCCGGCGCGCTCGGCCTCTCCGCCGAACAGCTCGACATCGAGCAGGCCGGCCCCGAAGGCCGCGTCTCCATGTGGGTGTCGAAGAAGGTGCCGTTCTCCGGCGCCGCCCCCACCTCCCCGCTGGTCGACGCCAAGACATGGTCGATCTGGGACGGCGTACCGTTCGGAACCACCCGGCGCGGCGCCCGCAAGCACCTCGAACTCCTCTGGTCGTCCATGCTGTTCGGCGGCGCCCAGGGCTACGGCAAGACCACCGCCATGCGGATCCCCGCCGCCGCCGCCGTCCTCGACCCGCACGCCCAGGTCCTCCTCGCCGACTTCAAGGGCGGCGCCGACTGGGAGGCGCTGGAGGAGGTCGCCCACACGGCGATCATCGGCGCCGACCCGGCCGCCGTGACCGCGATCGTCGCCCTGATCGACCGGCTCATCGACGAGATGGACCGCCGCTTCGCCCTCATCCGGTCCCTGCCGAAGCGCCTCCGCCCGGAGATGCGCCTCACCCCGCAGCTCGCCAAGGACCACCAGATGCCGGTTCTCGCCCTGATCATCGACGAGATCCAGGAAGCGTTCGGCGCGCTCCTCGCCGGCGCTGAGGGCCGCAAGGAGTTCGACGCCCTCGTGGAGAAGCTGGCCCGGCTGATCCGCCGCGGCCGGGCCTGCGGCCTGATCGTCATCGCCGCTGCCCAGCGCCCCGACGCCAAGTCCGTGCCGACCGCGTTCCGCGACGTCATCCTCAAGCGCTACTCGGTGCACACCGTGGACGACACGTCGTCGGACATGATCCTCGGCGACAAGATGGCCACCCGCGGGTTCACCGCGGCTGGCCTCGGCATCATCGGCGTCGGCGTCCTCGCCGAGGAGTCCGGCGCCGAGCGGATCCAGGTCGACCGGATCACCGAGGACCAGCTGGAGGAGATCTGCCTCCGCGGCCGACAGCTGCGCATCGAGGCGGGCACCCTGACCGGGTACGCGGCCCGCGGAACCGTCCAGGCGGGCAGCGTCCTGTCGCTGATGCTCCAGGCGTTCGACACGGCCGGCGTCACCGAGCTGGGCACCGGCGACCTGGTCGCCCTGCTCGCCAAGCTCGACCCGGCTGGCGACTGGGCCCGGCGTGACGGGGAGGCGGACAGGGCGTTCTCGTCCCGGACCGGCGCCGCCCTCGGCAAGGCGGTCAAGGCCGCGCTGGACGGCACCGGCCGGGCCCTGTCGGCACGTCAGGTGGCGACCCTCGGCGGGAAGCCGGGCAACGGCTACACCCTGGCCGACGTGCAGGCCGCAATCGGCGCATAGCGGACGGATCGACCTTCCGGGCCACGTTCCGGGAGGTTCATCCCCGCAGGTCAGCAGGTTCAGCCCAGGTTCCGCAGGCCGCCCGGAGGTTCCCCACGACGGAACCTCCGGGCCCCGCCAAGAACCTGCCCGGAACCTCGCCTGACCAGGACAAACACGGACAAAGCTCAGCGTTCAGAACCTCCCCCGAACCTTCGACCCACCCGAGGAGCCCGCCATGGACACCGCCCGCCAGACCCCTGCCCCGCTGCCCGGCGTCGCCCAGATCACCTACCCGGACGGCACCAGCGAGTACCGATACACGGATGAGCTGCAGGCCGCCATCGAGCGGGCCGAGGCTGCTGGCTACGCGCCCGTCGTCCAGCCCGCAGCCCAGCCGATCACCATTCAGCTCGTCACCCCCCAGACCAGCCCGGCCGTTCCGGTCGAGCGGCGCCAGCTGATCGAGCCGTGGATGGTCCGCTTCGGCGCCGGCCTCGGCGGGGCCGCCGGTGTCATCGCCCTCGCCGGCCCGGCGGAGGCCGCGGTCGTCGAGCTGTCCGTCAGCGTCGGGCACATGCTGCACATGGCGATGGAGCTCGGCGGCGCCGGCCTCGTCGCCTACGTCCTGATCCGCCTCCTCGCCGGCCGGAAGCCCAGCAGTGGCGGCCGGGTGCTGGAGGTTACGCAGATCATCGAGCAGACCATCACTCAGGTCACCCGGATCGGTGAGTGATGCGCTGGCTCGGCGGTTCCACGCATGCGGTGCGGATCCTCGGCCCGCTGATGGTCAACGGCCAGCCCCTCGCCTGCCCGGAGAAGGGCTGCGGTGACACTGGGAAGGGCGGCGGGCACACCCTCACCGCGGAGGGCGAGAACGGGCACGCCACGATCACCTGCGGCGCCAACCCGCAGCACCAGTGGCGGGTGCCGGACATCACGATCACCCTGGTCAAGTTGCTGCCCCGGTCGGGCCGGTTCGAGCACAGGGAGGGCGACCTGAAGCTGGTCGGCATCGCGGCCCGGCCCGGCAAGGGCGACAAGAAGCCCCCGCCGGCCGGCAAGGGGCGGGCCCTCGGCCAGCAGCCCGCACCGGCCAAGACGCCCAGCCGCGGCAGCAGCAACGGTCCCGGGCTGGCTGGGGTCGTCGTCGCCGGGCTGCAGACCGTCACCGCCACCGTCGGCACCGTCGGGCAGATCGCCGGCGCCGCCGGGCAAGGGGCCCGCGCCCTCGGCGACGTGGCCAAAGCGGGCAGCAATGCCATCAGCCTGGCTCGCGACGGGGTCAAGGCAGCCGACCGGGCCGCCGGACGCCGCCACCAGACAGCGCTCGGCGAACGCCAGACCGGACCGAAGCGGGCCCTGTGAACCGCGGGACAGACAGCCAGACAGAAAGGGACAATGACCCCATGAGCGAACAGCCCCTCCACCCTGGACACGTGCTCCTGCGCACCGCCGTCGAGATCAACGGACGCAAGGTCCAGGCCGCCATGTCCGTCGAGAGCCGCGTGTGGAACGCCGGTACCGAGTACCAGGGGCACATGAAGGCCCAGGTGCTCCACATGCTGGGGGAGGCCATCGTCAAGGAACTCGCGCCCGAGGTCACTGTCGAACCGCCCCCGCTCACCTTGCGCGAGTCTCTGCACGCGGCCCTGCGGCCGTTCGACTACCCGCAGGAGCACTGATGGCCGACGACAAGCCGGACGCCGGGTGGACGATCATGGATCGCACCCTTGAACTGCTCGCCGTGCACTGCGCCACCGTGGCCTACCAGGAAGCCAGCGGCTGGGAATGCGCCGGCTGCGGCGAGTACATCGACTCCCGGAACATCACCGGCTGGCTGGCCCGCGCTGAGCAGATGCGCACCGGTCGGCGACTTGCCAGTGAGCCGCTCCAAGTGACGTTGGACAATCGGTCGGCCACGTTCACTCCGAGCACACCGATGACGCCGTACTTCGCAGGCGAGGAAGGCATGCCAAATGACTGATGACCTGGTGAAGTTCCTGAGGGACCGCCTCGACGAGACCGCCCGGAAAGCTGAGGCCGCGAAGCCCGGCCCCTGGCATGCCGACGGCGGAAGCGTGTACGCCAGCCATCCCACGGACGAGGTGGTCGGCTACACCGAGAGCGCCGAGCACATCGCGGAGCACGACCCGGCGCGGGTGCTGGCCGAGGTCGACGCCAAACGGCGCATCATCGCCGAGTGCGTGAACGCCTACGACCAAGACAGTCGCGGCATGGCGTGGATGGCCGATCAGGTGCTCGGCATGCTGGCCCTGCCGGACCGCGATCACCCCGACTATCGGCAGGAGTGGACGCCGTGAGACTGCCGTGGAGTCGGAAGCCGGTCCCTTGGTCGCGCCCGGGAACACCCGACCGCCTTGCCATCGCCGTCATGGAGTACGAGGAACTCGGCATCCAGCCCGAACCCGGCAGCGCCGCAGCCCTCGCCATCGGACTCCGCGCCTTCGGCCGCACCGGCATGTGCGCCGTGCACGACCCCGTCGCCGTCACCAGCCTCGGCGACCCCGTGCCGAACGCGATCTGCACCAGGTGCGGCCAGCACATGATTCAAGGCGAACACGGCGGCTGGAGGATCGCGTGACCACCATCGCCAAGGCCATCCAGACCTGTTCCGCCTGCCCCTCCCAGTGGGATGCCTGGACCGACACCGGCCAGTACCTGTACCTCCGCTACCGAGGGGGCCACGGCACCGTCGAGGTCTACCCCAGCCCCGACGTGAACGAATGGGTCATCACGGACGAGGCGCTGATCGCCGAGTTCGACACCGGCGAGGAGTACGGCGGCGAGATCGAGCTCGCCGAGTTCTGCCACCGCGCCGGCCTCACCATCGCCCCCGACGCCGAGCTCAGCACGGGGCGCGGCGATCTGTGGCAGCTCACCATCACCGGAGCTAGAGTCCAGACGAAGCCTCCTTGCACAGGACAGGGCAGCGCTTCGTAAAGGTTCCCCGGTAGGCCGTAGGACGCATCACCGCGAGAACCCGGGGCCCGCAGCTGATCAGTAGCTGCGGGCCCTCCGCTTTGTCCCGCCCGCCTGCCATCGTGCACGTGGGGTCGCGGCGGCCCCGCCCGGTCTCCCCCACCGCAGGGCCGCCGCATCTCGTGGCGGGTGGGCCGCGCACAGCCCCCGGGAACTGACGGGACCCGGGGGCTGACCCATGCACTCCCTAACCTGCCAAGCAGACGAAGGGGAGACCATGAACGACCCGAACGACCAGCCCGACCAGCCACGCGGCGGCAACGGCAAATGGACCCGCGGCCTCGCCACCGCCCAACGCGACGCCGAAGCCGCCCGCCTCCGCTCCGAAGGCAACTCCTACCGCGCCATCGCCCAAGCCCTCGGCGTCGACGTCCACACCGCCCACGACGCCGTCCGCCGCGCCATGCAAGCCGTCGTCGCACCCGCCGGCGAAATCGCCATCGCCCACGAACTCGGCCTCCTCGACGAAGAACTCCTCCGCCTCGACGACCTGTACGCCAAAGTCGTGCAGGTCCTGGAGCGGGAGCACGTCACCGTGTCCCAAGGCCGCGTCGTCTACGGCGAAGACGGGGCCGCCGTCCCCGACGACGACTGGATCCTCAAAGCCGTCGACCGCCTCGTCCGCATCGACGACGCCCGCCGCCGCAACTCGGAATCCCGCCGCCGCCTCCTCGGCCTCGACCAGCCCGTCAAAACCCAGATCAGCGGCGGCCTCACGTACGAAGTCATTGGCATTGATCCGGAGGCGCTCAAGTAGCCTGCACATCCCAACTGGCCTGCGGAAACGGTAGAATTGACACACCAAAACCCCGGCGACGGAGGCAACCGTCCCGGGGCGTGGAGAACACCTAGCGAAGAGGTGCCCTCATGTCCAACACTACCTGCGGAGTCGACGGCTGCGAACGCCGACGTTCCTACCGCCTGTACTGCCATGGCCACTACCGCCGTTGGAAGCGGAACGGCGACACCGGGCCAGCCAACCTGCGTTCCACCCACAGCGAGCCTCCAACCTGCACATTCGACGGCTGCGGACGGCGACAGCGAACACTGGGGCTCTGCGCCGCTCACTACCTCCAGTCGTTCCATGGGAAGACCCTGACCCCGATCCGCGTCCGACCGGACACGATGGCACGCGACGATCAGGGGAGGAAGCAGTGCACGGTCTGTACCGAATGGCTCCCCACCGATCGCTTCTACGGCAATGCCAAGACTCGGGACCGGCTAGCCACGAAGTGCATTGACTGCCATCGCGGCGATGCACTTCACCGTGGGTACGGAATCTCAGGACACGACTACCGCGAGATGCTCGTCAGGCAGCAGGGCATCTGCGCCATCTGCGGCGGAGTGAACCGCGACGGGCGAAAGCTCTTCGTTGATCATGACCATGAATCTGGCGAGGTTCGTGGCCTGCTCTGCAATCTCTGCAACCGCGGGATCGGCAACTTCCGTGACAGCGTCGAGCTCCTTGAAGCGGCCATCAGGTACTTGAAGGAGCATGGAGCACGGAGCCGCTAGCAACGTAGTTCGGTATGAGCCGCGTGGCGCCGCTCTGGATCTTTTCCGGTCGCACGAGACCGAGCTGATCCTCAGCGGCGCCGCTGGAACGGGCAAGTCCGTCGGCGCTCTCATGAAGATCCACCTTGCATGCCTGTCTACTCCCAGGGTTCGCGCCCTCATCGTCCGCAAGACACACGCTTCCCTCACTGGCTCGACCCTTGTCACCTTCCGGAACAAGGTCGCCGCCGAAGCCATCGCTGCCGGCGCCGTCTCCTTCTACGGCGGATCGGCCCAGGAACCGGCCTCGTTCCGGTACGCCAACGGCAGCGTCATCGTCGTCAGTGGCCTCGACCGTGCCAGCCGGCTGCTCTCCATGGAGCTGGACCTGGTCTTCATCGACGAGGCGGTGGAGGTCACAGAGGAGGACGTCGACACCCTCGTCACCCGTCTCCGAAACGGGGTACTCAGCTATCAGCAGCTGATCATGGCCACCAATCCCGGACCCCCTACCCACCACCTCAAGCTCCGCGCCGATGCCGGCCGCAGCCGCATGCTCTACAGCAAGCACGAGGACAACCCCCGCATGTACAACGGCGGCGAGTGGACCAGCTACGGCAAGGACTACTTGGCCCGCCTCGACACCCTCGTGGGTGCCCGCTACGAGCGGATGCGCTGGGGCCGCTGGGTTGCGAGCGAGGGCGCCGTCTACGAGGACTGGGACCCGGCGGTTCACATCGTCGACCCGTCCGTGGTCAGGCCCGACTGGACTCGTTGGTGGTCAATCGATTTCGGTTACACCGCGCCCTTTGTCCTGCAGTGCTGGGCCGAGGACGGCGACGGGCGCCTGTACCTGTACCGCGAGATCTACCGGACGAAGCGCCTCGTCGAGGATCACGCTCGGGACATCCTCGCCATGGTGGCGCCGGGCGGCCGCTGGATCGAGCCGCGGCCCCGGGCGATCATCTGCGACCACGACGCAGAGGACCGGGCCACCCTCGAACGGCACCTTGGCCTCGGCACCAGCTCGGCGCACAAGACGGTGCGCGACGGCATCCAGGCAGTGCAGGCCCGCCTCCGCCCGGCCGGTGATGGCAAGCCGAGATTGTTCGTCTGCCGGGATGCACTGGTCGAGCGGGACAGCGAGCTAGTCGACGCCAAGAAGCCGTGCGGAACAGCGGAGGAGGTCGTCGGGTACGTCTGGGACGCTCAGCCCGGCAAGCAGCCGAAGGAGGTTCCGGTGAAGGAGAACGATCACAGCATGGACGCGCTCCGCTACATCGTTGCCGACCGGGACCTCGGCGGCCGACCCCGAGTGAGGTGGGTGTGACCAGCATCGTGACCGGCGTCCTCGCCCGCGCGCGCGAGGCCCGTACCGCGCTTCTGACCGTCGCAGGCCTTGGCAGCCTCACTGCGTCAGCGTGGGTGGCGTTCGGCGTCGCGCCCGGTCTGGCGGCCACTGGCGTTGCCGCCCTGGTTCTGGAAGCTCTGACGACGGACGGGGTGAAGCGCCGATGAGGTCTCCGCTCCGCACTCTCTTCGACCGCGCGCCCGTCCCGTTCGTGTCCAGCCGTGGCGGCGGCTTCGCCGCGCCCTGGGGCCGACCGTCCGGGATGGCCGCCCAGATGGCCGCCATGGGGTCGGTTGGGACGCTGTTCGCGATCGTGTCGCGGCTCGCCAACGGCACCGCCCAGACCGAGTGGAAGCTGTACCGCAAGGCATCAACCCCGGATGGCGAGCGCACCCCGGTCACCGCGCACGCCGCCCTTGACCTGTGGCAGCACCCGAACCGGTTCTACACGACGCAGGAACTCGTCGAGACGTTCGAGCAGCACATCGAGCTGACCGGCGAGGGCTGGCTGGTGATCGGCCGTGATCCGCGGTCGGCGATCCCCCTGGAGCTGTGGCCAGTCCGGCCGGACCGCATGACCCCGGTGCCGTCCCCGACTGAGTACCTGACCGGCTACATCTACACCGGCCCCGACGGTGAGCAGGTCCCCCTCCGGGTGGACGAGGTCATCCAGCTCCGCATGCCGAACCCGATGGATCCGTACCGCGGCATGGGCCCGGTCCAATCGATCCTCGTTGACCTCGACGCGACCAGGTACTCGGCGGAGTGGAACCGCAACTTCTTCATCAACTCGGCCCAGCCTGGCGGCATCCTCCAGGTCGACCGGCGTCTCGGAGACGCCGAGTTCGACGAGCTGCGGATGCGCTGGAACGAGCAGCACCGCGGGACCGCGGCCGCCCACAGGGTCGCCATCCTGGAGCAGGCAACCTGGGTCGACCGCAAGTACACGCAGCAGGACATGCAGTTCACCGAGCTCCGGGCCGTCTCCCGTGAGGTCATCCGCGAGGCGTTCGGCTTCCCCAAGCCGCTCCTCGGCTCCGTGGACGACGTCAACCGGGCCAACGCCGAGGCCGGCGAAGTTGTCTTCGCCCGCTGGCTGCTGATCCCGCGCCTGGAGCGCATCAAGCAGGCGCTGAACAACGACCTGCTGCCGCTGTTTGGGGCCGCGGCGAAGGGCCTGGAGTTCGACTACGAGTCCCCGGTGCCGGAGGACGAGGAGGCGGAGAACGCCGAGCTCACCGCCAAGAGCAACGCGGCGGCCGTGCTGGTCACTGCCGGCTATGACCCGGCGGAGGTTCTGGCTGCCGTTGGCCTGCCGCCCATGGCGCACACCTACCCCGTCGCTCCTGTCGCCCCGGCCGTGCCGGCGCCGACGAATGGTCGGCCGCGCGCACACCACACCCAGCGGCTGCGTCTCCGGGACTCCGCCGACGGCGACCTGGAGGACGTCCGAGCGGACCACGAGCAGGCCCTGGCCTCCCTTTCTACGACGTGGGACGGCATTGAGGCTGGGTGGATTCGGGACATTGAGGCCCTGGTCGAGGACGCCGTGGACAGTGGTGACACGACTGCTCTTGCGTCGCTCACCGTCCCGACGGATGCCGCGGCCGGCGCCCTGCAGCGGGCGCTCAGCACGATGGCCGCGCAGGCAGCTTCCCGCCTCGTCCAAGAGGCCGCCGCGCAGGGCGTCCACATCACCGCGCCCATCGTTGACCCTGCCATCACCAACCGGACCGGGCCGGCCGCCTGGCGTGCCGTGTTCGGCGGGGAGCTCGGCGACGTCGCCACGGCGACCACGGCGATCCTCTCCGCGTGGATGGCCGGTCAGGCCGGCCGCGAGGCCTTGCGCCTGTACCGGCCTGGCGCCACCGGTCGGGCTGTAGCGGATGGTGTCGGCCGGTTCCTCCGCGGCCTGAAGGGCGTGTTCCGGCGCGACACCCTCGGCGGCGCCCTGCACCGCGCCCAGAACGTCGGACGGCTCGCAGCCATCGACGCAGGCCCGCCTGACCCGGTCATCACCGCGACCGAAGTACACGACGCGAACTGCTGCGGGCCCTGCGTCGACATCGACGGAACCGAGTTCACCAGCCTCGACGCCGCAGCCGACGCGTACGGCACGGGCGGTTACATCAACTGCGACGGCGGGATCCGCTGCCGCGGCACGGTGGTCGCCGAATGGCCTCCGGGAGCCGCCAGCAGCTGAGGCGAGGAGGGCTGGATGCCAGGCAGGCTACGCACTGCTCGGCCCAGGGCACAGCTGCGTCAGGGCCGCAACGACTGGTACCGGATCACGAACAGCGTCTCTGGTGGCACGGCAACGGTTCACCTCTACGACGAGATCGGCTACTGGGGCATCACCGCCCAGGACTTCGTCGCGGAGCTGTCTCAGCTGAACGCGTCGGCGATCGACCTCCATGTGAACAGCCCTGGTGGGGAGATCTTTGACGGCATCGCCATCATGAACGCCCTGCGCAGCCACCCGGCGACGGTCACCACCTACGTGGACTCCCTCGCGGCGTCGATCGCTTCGGTGATCGCGATGGCCGGCGACCGGATCGTGATGGCGCCCAACTCGCAGCTGATGATCCACGACGGCAGCGGGCTGTGTATCGGCAACGCGGCGGACATGCGCGCGACGGCCGAGCTCCTCGACCGGCAGTCAGACAACATCGCGTCCGTCTATCAGCAGCGCGCGGGCGGCACGGTCGCCGAGTGGCGAGCCCGTATGACTGACGAGACCTGGTACACCGCCGATGAGGCAGTGGCGGCCGGTCTCGCGGACGAGGTGGCGTCCGTGCATTCTCTCACCGCTGACAATTCGCCCCAGAATTCTTGGGACCTGAGCATCTTCCGGTACCCGAGCCGTGCCGAGGCGCCCGCGCCGCAGCCCGTGAACACGGCCGTCGACTGCCCCGCCGAGCCTGTCGTCGCCCCCGAGGCCGCCGAGCCGGAGGCCGCCCCCGCGGTCGAGGCCGAGCCGCCCGCCGCCGAGACACCCGACCCGGAGCCCGCGGTCGCCCCGGCCGTCGAGGAGCCCGAGCCGGCACCCGACCCGTGGACCACCGCAACCGCACACCTGACTTCCGCGTCGCCGACCGGCGACGCGTTCACCCGCCTGACGGAGGCACTGCTGTGACCGCTCCTACCGTCCTCCCGAAGGACGTCGTGATCCCCCGGAACGAGACCGAACTCGCCGAGATGATCGGCGACCCGGGCCGTCTCGCCCCGGTCCTCGCCGACAAGACCGCCCTGCGCGAGTTCATCAACGCCTACGCCACCAACAGCAAGGGCGACGCGCCCGACATCCAGCGCCAGGTACAGGAGGAGGTGCAGCGGCAGACCGCCGAGATCCTCCGCAACGGCGACCTCGACGTGAACCCGCAGAACATCCAGCGCCTCAACCTCGACCCGTCCGCCAGCATCGGCACCCGGTCGAAGCACTACAACGCCAAGGCCCCCGGCGCGAAGCTCGACAAGCAGTTCAGCAACTGGGGTGACTTCCTCACCGCGATCTGGTCCGGCTCCAACACGGCCGAGGCCATGTCCGCCCGCGCGGACATCAAGAAGCTCCAGAACTCCTTCGGGTCGACGGTGCCGTCCGACGGCGGCTTCCTGATCCCGGAGATGCTGCGCTCGGAGCTGCTGCGCGTCTCCCTGGAGACCGCTCTCGTCCGGCCGCGAGCCCGCGTCGTGCCGATGGAGTCCCTCTCCGTCCCGTTCCCGATGATCGACTCCACGTCGAACGCGTCCAGCGTCCACGGTGGCATCGTCGGCTACTGGACCGAGGAAGGCGGCGCCCTCACCGACAGCTCGCCGAAGTTCGGCCGCATCAACCTGCAGGCCAAGAAGCTGACGGTCTACTCGGAGATCCCGAACGAGCTGTTCTCCGACAGCATCATCAGCCTCGACGCGTTCATGTCCGAGTCCTACCCGGAGGCCCTGTCCTGGTTCGAGGACGTCGCCTTCACCTCGGGCACCGGCGTCGGCGAACCCCTCGGCTTCCTCAACGCCCCCGCCGCCGTCTCCGTCCCCAAGGAGACCGGCCAGGCCACGGGCACCATCGTCTGGGAGAACATCGTCAAGGCGTACTCCCGCATGCTGCCGTCCTCGATCGCCCGTGCCGTATGGGTCGCCCACATCGACACCTTCCCCGAGCTCGCCACCATGGCCCTGACGGTCGGCACCGGCGGCTCCGCGGTGTGGATCGGCAACGGCGAAGGCGCAGGCGCCCCGCCGATGACCATCCTCGGCCGGCCCGTCATCTTCACCGAGAAGGTCAGCTCGGTCGGCACCGCAGGCGACATCAACTTCGTCGACTTCGGCTACTACCTGATCGGCGACAGGCAGGCCATGCAGGCCGAGACCTCCACGCACTACCAGTTCGGCAACGACAAGACCGCGATGCGCGTCATCGAGCGAGTCGACGGCAAGCCGTGGATCCAGTCCGCGATCACCCCGCAGACCGGCTCCAACACCCTCTCCCCGTTCGTGAAGGTCGCGTCGCGCTGACCTCCGCTGGCCGGCCCCGGCAGTGACACCCCGGGGCCGGCTCTCATCCGGGCCGGCAGCGTCGCCCCGGCAGGAACACCAAGACGAAAGGCAAGCTCATGCAGCGAGGACTCGGCTCGGTCTACAACGCCAGCCCGGCCGCCGACGGCAAGTGGATCAACCTGCGGGACGCGGGCGCGGTGGCTTTCATCTGCTACCTCACCGGCGCCGCGGGCGACACCTACACCCTGCAGGAGGCCAAGGACTCGGGCGGCACCGGCGCGCAGAACCTGCTGGCGTTCACCGAGTACTTCACCAACACCGGTGACGGCTCCGACGCGTGGACGAAGCGCACCCAGGCCGCCGCCGCGACCGTGGTCACCGCCGCCGCCGCGACGCAGAACGCCATGGTGTGCGAGGTCATGGCCAGCAAGCTGTCCGACACCTACGACTGGGTGAAGCTCACCAGCACCGGCGCGGGCGCGGTCACCGCGCTGACCCACCACCTGTCCGTGCAGCGTTCGGCGGCGAACCTGCCCGCGATGGGGGTCTGACCGTGAGCACTCTCATCCAGGGCGACCAGCTGCGCTCGCTCCTGTTCGGAACGACGGTCTCCAAGGCGTACCCGACGCTCGCAGTCGAGACGAAGACGCTGTTCACGGTCGCCGGCGGCAAGGTGCTGATCACCAGCATCGTCGGCGAGGTCACCACCGCGATCACCGTCGCCAACACCGTGAAGCTGCAGGCCAACCCGACGACCGGCACGACCGGTGACCTGTGCGCCGCCACCGACCTCGGCACCACCGACACCCCGGCCGGCGACCTCATCTCCTTCCAGGGGCTGAAGGGCGACTCGATCGTCTTCGGTGTGGGTGCGACGCCGACTCTGAAGCAGCCGATCGTCGTCAACGTCGGCACGATCGAGCAGGTCACGGCGACCGGCGCGGACGGCGGCATCACCTGGACGCTGACCTACGTGCCGCTCGACAACGGCGCGACGGTGACGGCGGCCTGATGGCTCTGTGGACGTGTGCGGGCTGCTCCGCCGCCTACGCGGTGGGGCTGCCCGCATGCCCCCAGTGCGCCAGCACCGACTACCACGAGGAGGGCGTCATGCCGAAGATCACCGTCCATGGCGGGGCCAGCAACGACGCCGCGCCGGGCCGCACCGAGTGGGTCGGCGAGCACGGCCCCGAAGTGCTCAACCTGCCGGACGGCAACACCGTCCGGCGCGCACCCGAGGAGGAGCCATCTCCTGGTACGAGCTCCGAGACATCGCCGTCGAAGCCCAGCAGCTCCGCGAAGCCGAGCAGCAGCGCGGACCGCTCGCGTGCCCGAACGACGGAGAGCCGCTCATCGCGGCGCCGGACGGCGGCCTCTTCTGCCGCTTCGACGGATGGCGACCCGACTCCGGCCAGTGACGCCGAGGAGCAGGCGTGACCGTCTACCACTCCAACGAGCTGTTCCGCGCATCCGGCCTGACCCTGAACAGCAACAGCGACACCGTGACCGCGGGCACCGTCAACCTGGTGAACAACTCGGCTGCGGGCACGATCGACATCTCCCGTATCAGCAACGGCCTACTGGTCGTCTCCACCGCGAACGCGCCGACCGGGTCGACGCCAGCACTCGCCGTGTTCTTCGACTGCAAGGACGCCTTCGGGAACTGGTGCCTAGTCAGCAACGCGACCGCGATCTCCGGCGCGACCCTGGGCAGCTCCGGCACGACGTACGGCAACATCGGCAACGGCTACCAGCTCACCGACGTGGGCCGCATCCGCTGGGTCGTCACCGGCACAAGCAGCCCCACCTTTACCGGCGTGTCCTTCTCCCTGTACGGGCGCTGACCGGAAGGCCTGTTCGGGCCGCCTGCCAGCATCCAGACCAACCGAATAGCAGCCCCTCGCTATCCCGTAGAAAGCAACCGTGGAGGCACCGTGGGCGTCTGGTACGCCACCAGGGAGGACGTCAAGTCTGCCCTGGATCTGAAGGAGACCGCGCGGTCCAACGCGCAGGTCGACCGGGCGATCGACGCTGCCTCCCGACTGGTCGAGGGCCTGTGCCACCGCCGGTTTTACCCGCAGGTCGACACCCGGTACTTCGACTGGCCCGACCAGTACGCGAGGCCGTGGCGGCTGTGGCTCGACGACTCCGAGCTGATCAGCGTCACCAGCATCACCTCGGGCGGAGTCACGATCCCCACCGGGAACGTGAACCTGGAGCCGAACCGCAGCGGGCCCCCGTACAACCGGGTCGAGGTTCGAATCGACACCGACTCTGCGTTCTCCGCCGGCCAGACCAACCAGCGGGCCATCACCATCACCGGCCTGTGGGGCTACCGCAACGACGAATCCCCGGCTGGGACAGTCAGCGCCGGTGTCAGCGACACCGCCACCACCCTGATGATCAGCGACTCGTCAGCCATCGGCGTCGGGCAGGTCCTCCGGACCGGCACGGAGCGACTCCTGGTCACTGACAAGCGCATGGCGGACAGCGGCCAGACCCTTCAGGCCGACCTCGCGGAACAGCAGAAGGCCGTCACCGCCCAGGTCACCGACGGCACCGCCTACGACATCGGCGAGGTCCTCCTGGTCGGCTCCGAGCGGATCCTGATCGTCGACATCGCCGGCAACCAGCTGACCGTGAAGCGGGCATGGGACGGCACCGTCCTTGCAGCGCACACCACCGGGACCCCCGTGTGGGCCGCGCGGGCCCTCACCGTGACCCGCGGCGCGCTCGGCACCACGGCCGCGGCCATCAGCAACGGCGCCACCATCTACCGCTGGGAACCGCCCGGCCCGGTGCGGACACTCGTCGTCGCCGATGCCGTCACCACCCTCCTGAACGAGGCCGCCGGTTACGCACGGATCACCGGCGTCGGCACCGCATCACGTCAGGTCGGCGGCGGCACCGTCACCAAGACGAGCTTCGGTGTCGGCCTCGACGCGCTGCGGGAGCAGGTCTACGTCGAGTGCGGCCGCAAGGGAAGGGTGAGGGCGGTCTGATGCTGAACGTCTACGTGCGCCTGGAGGGCCCCACTGTGGAGGGCCTGGCGGAGCCGATGCTCGCCGCGTGTCTGGACGGCGCCTTGGCGGAGGTTGCCGACTACACCAAGTACGAGGTCAACATGCAGCTCAGCGAGGTGCTGCAGAACCCCACCGGGTACTACGAGTCGCAGATCCGATCCGAGCGGATCAGCGCCGAGATGTACTCGATCAACGACTCGAACGTGATCTACGGCCCGTGGCTGGAGGGCATCAGCCACCGCAACCAGACGACCCGCTTCAAGGGCTACGCAACGTTCCGCATCGTCAAGAACCGCATGGCCCAGAAGTCGGCGGCCATCATCGACGCCGCCGTTGCTGCCATTGTCGGGAGGCTGTGATGGCACTCGACATCGACGACATCCTCGACCGCGTCATCTCGCACGCATCAGCGTCCGGCTACTTCGATGCCGTCAACGGGCACGAGCCGAAGAACGCCCCCGGCCACGGCCTGACGGCTGCCGTGTGGGTGGAGTCGCTCCGCCCGGCGCTCACCTCGTCGGGGCTGGCGTCGTCGTCCGCGGTGCTGGTCCTGTCCGTGCGCGTCTACACGAGCATGCTGCAGGAGCCCCAGGACGGCATCGACCCGGCGATCGCGAAGGCGCTCGACGGCCTGTTCACGGCCTACGCATCGGATTTCGAGCTGGGCGGCGACGCCCGCATGGTCGATCTCCGTGGCGCCGAGGGCACATCGCTGCAGGCCAAGGGCGGCTACCTGAACCAGGACAGCAAGCTCTACCGGGTTTTCACGATCACGCTGCCCATTGTCGTCAATGACGCCTGGGACGAGGAGGCATAGGCATGGCCAACACGGCGAAGACCTCGGGTCTCGGCGACAACCTGTACGTCGGCGGCTACAACCTCTCGGGGGACATCGGCGCCCTATCGAAGATCAACGGTGGCAACAAGCCCATTGAGGTCACCGGCATCGACAAGAGCGCGTTCGAGCGGATCGGCGGCCAGCGCGACGGCGGCATGTCCTGGTCGGCATTCTTCAACACCGCCCTCGGCCGCGCCCACCCCGTCCTGTCGGCGCTGCCGGCCACGGACGTATTCGCCACGTACTGCCGCGGCACCAGCCTCGGCGACCCGTGCGCGACGCTCGTCAGCAAGCAGATCAACTACGACGGGACCCGGACCAACGCCGGCGAGTTCACGTTCGCCGTGGACGCCGAGGCCAACAGCTTCGGCCTGGAGTGGGGCGTGCAGTTGGCCGCTGGCCCGCGCGTCGACAGCGCTGCCACGCTCGGCACGGGCGTGGACCTCGGCACTGGACCGCTGTCCTTCGGCGGCCAGGCCTACCTCCAGGTGATGGCGCTGACCGGCACAGACGTGACCGTCAAGATCCAGGACTCGGCGGACAACGTCACCTTCGCGGATGTGGCCGGGCTGGCGTTCACAGCGGTCACGACTGCCCCGAACACGCAGCGCCTGGCAACCGCGAACACGGCGACGATCCGCCGCTACGTCAGGGCCGTGACCACCACCTCGGCCGGCTTCACCAGCGCCACGTTCTGCGTGCAGTTCACCCGCAACGACATCGCAGGGGTGACCTTCTGATGGCCGCCATCGAGCCGAACATGCCGGTCAGCGCCTACAAGACGTACCGGATCCTGTCGCCGGTCTCGACGCACTACCGGCCCGCATCGTGCGCCGAGGTCGACTGTGCGGCGCATCTCAACGGTTGGCAGACCACGGTCGACGAGACCACCCTGATCGGCCAGCAGCAGGCCTTCTACGTGCGCAAGCAGTCCGGGCGCGGGTTCACAGAGCGCCGCAACGAGGCAGGCCTGACGGTCTTCACCTTCGAGGCCGGCCAGCGCTGCTTCGCCTCTGGGGAGCACCGGGTATCGCTGGACCGGCCGGAGCACTACCTCGTGCAGGGCGGCGACTGGCGCGGCAACCCCACGGGATACCAGCGCCGGCACGCCAACGCGGCCGACTGGATCGACGACTTCGGCGAGCACCAGCAGCGCATCGCAGACCTGCGCGAGCGGGGCTGACGGTGCCTGTCACGGCTGTCGTGGATGTTGAGCCGAGCCGTCGCGACAGGCGGCCCATGGAGAGGGGTGGACGGGCATGTTGCTGAGTTCGGACAGCGTCGCGCTGACCATCGACGGCGGCGAGTGCGCCGGCGAGTTCGAGCAGCTCGACATTGACATGCCCCGCCTGACGTACGGCGAGCTCACCGACACCGGGGTGCTCCGCTTCCTTGGCCCGGCGGGTTTCCAGGTGACCGTGATCGGGCCGAGCGGGCGAATCCGCGCTCTGGTCGACGGCGGCACCGCGGTCCGCCACCTCACGATCACGATGGACGGCCAGTCCATCACTCACCCGGTCCAGTTCCACAAGGAGTGGACCGCTGGCGGGGTCATCAAGGTCTTCGGGTGCCTTGCCCGGGACCGTGACAGCGAGCCGCAGTGGGTGGCAACTGCTCCCTCTGCCCTCGTAGAGCGATAACGGAAGGGACTGACCAACATGGCAAAGGCCAGCGGCCTCGGGTGGACCACGTGCAGCGTTGACGACGCCGGCGGCACCCCGGTGGTGATCAAGAACGACGTGACCGACCTGCAGTTCAGCACCCCGCGAGCAGTTCAGGACATCACCGGCATCGACAAGAGCGCGATGGAGCGGCTCCTGCTGCTCGCGGACTTCAGCATCACGCTGAAGGGCGTCTTCAACGCGGCGACCTCGCACACCGTCTTCAAGACGGTGCCGTCGACCAGTGTCGCCCGTACCACCAGCCTCACCGTGAACGCCGTCTCGCTGAACAACGAGGTGATGTACACCGACTACCAGGTGTCCCGCTCCGCGTCCGGCGAGCTCACGTGGTCCGTCCCTGGCGTCCTCGCCGACGGCAACGTTCCCACCTGGAGCTGACAGCCAGCCGCTGCTGCACGACCCCAGACCCCACCCGCCAGGAGATGTGACCCATGGGATTCACGGTCCCCCGCACCACCTTCAAGCTCAAGTTCAAGGACCCCGAGTACGACGGGCTTGAGGTCATCGCCACCGAGCTCAGCACCGGCGAGCTCTGGCAGTGGATGGAGGACGAGAAGGTCGCCAACGCAGGCGGCGATACGGGCATGGAAGCCCGCCGCCGGCTGCTCCAGGTCCTCGCCGAGGCGATCGTCTCCTGGAACGCCGAGGACGACAAGGGTCAGCCGGTCCCCACCACGGTCGAGGGCCTGCTCGCCCAGGGGCACCGCTTCAACAACCGCCTGATGGACGCCTGGACGGATGCGCTGGTGGGGATCTCCGCCCCTTTGCCGCAGCCCTCCGCCGATGGAGCGCCGTCGGCGGAGGCATCGATTCCGATGGAATCCCTGTCACCAAGCCTGACGAGCTGATCCACGCCGAGACGGTCCTCGCCCTCTGCGACCGCTGGCACAAGCTGCCGTCGGAAGTCCTGGCGGAGCCGGCCAGCATGCTCCGCCTGATTGAGATTGCCCACCTGGGTTACCGGCCGAAGGAGGTGCCTGAGTGAACCTTGTCGAGATCCTCGTCACCGCGAAGAACCTCACCGGGCCCGCATTCACCGAAGCCAAGGTCGGTGCGACAGCCATGGAATCCACCATGGCAAAGCTCAACAAGACCGCCAACCTGGCCGCGCTGAGCCTGGCCGGGGTCGGGTTCGAGGCCGTCAAGATGGCCTCGAAATTCGACTCCGAGATGAGCCTGATCAGCACTCAGGCTGGGGTCGCCACGGACCAGATGGGCACCCTCAAAAAGGGCGTACTGGACATCGCTGCGAAGGTCGGTACAGACCCCGACTCGCTGGCCGAAGCCCTTTATCACGTCGAGAGCAACTTCGAGAGCATGGGCATAACCTCGGCCCAGGCACTCAAGCTCACCGAGACTGCGGCGAAGGGTGCCGCGATCGGCCACGCCAACTTGGTCGACGTCACCAATGCGCTGACCGCCGCCGTTGCAGCCGGAATCCCCGGTGTGCAGAACCTCGACCAGGCAATGGGCGTCCTCAACGCTACGGTCGGCGTCGGCGACATGAAGATGCAGGACCTCGCCAACGCCTTCTCCAGCGGCATGGTCGCCACAGTCAAGGGCTTCGGCCTCAACATCAAGGACGTCGGCGCCGCACTGGCAGTGTTCGGCGACAACAACATCCGCGGCAGCCTGGCCGGTAACCAACTGCGGATGAGCGTCATGGCCCTGGCCAAGCCGATCTCCACTTCGGCCTCCGCGCTGAAGACCTTGGGCCTGACGCAGACCACACTCGCGGACGACATGCAGCGCGGCGGCCTCAAGCTGGCCCTCGAAGACCTGGTCGGCCGCATGAACGCGGCTGGCATCACGGCGGACAAGCAAGGCCAGGTCATCACCGACGCCTTCGGCCGCAAGGCCGGCGCCGGCCTGAACATTCTGGTCGGCCAGATGGACAGGTTCGAGAGCAAGTTCACCGCGCTCGACGAGGGCGCCAACAACTTCGGCAAGGCCTGGGAGCAGACACAGCAGCAGTTCTCCCAGCAGACGAAGGAGCTGGAAGGCTCCCTGCAGGCGCTGATGATCACGCTCGGCGAGAAGATGATCCCGCCGTTGCAGAAGGTCAGCACGTACATGCTGAACAACCGCGACACCATGGTCGAGGTGGCGAAGGGCGCGGGGCTGCTCGTCGTGGCCCTGACCGGCCTCTCTATCGTCAACAAGGTCGCCACGGGCATCAAGACCCTCACAACCGCCTACGAGGCAGCCTCCACGGCGATGCTGGCGTACAAGGCGAGGGTGATCGAAGCGCAGGTCGCCTCTGCTGCTGCAGGCGAGGGCGTCTCGGCCCTGTCCCTGGCGTTCACCAGCCTGTCGACGAAGGCCAAGGTCGCCGTCTCCGCTTCGGCGATCGGCCTGCTCGTCGTGGCGATCGCGTCGCTGGCGCAGATGTCGAAGAAGGCGCCGCCGGACGTCGACAAAATGACGGCGTCGTTGACGGACTTCAGCAAGAGCGGCGAGATCGCCGGCGAGCTGTCGAAGACGTTTGGCGACAACCTGGAAGGCCTCGGGAAAGCCGTCGACCCGGTCGTGGCCAAGGCCGGCGGCCTGCGCGGGTTCTTTGAGTCGGCGATCGGTGTGAAGGGCCTGGGCGCGGACAACTCGACCGTCACCAAGGCCAAGGAGCAGATCGACAGCCTCGACAAGTCCCTTGCGGGCATGGTGCAGGGCGGTCACGCCGACATCGCGGCGGCCGCGTTCGGCCGCCTGCAGCAGGCGTTCGCCCAGCAGGGCGGCGACCCGAAGAAGCTCGCCGGCGAGTTCCACCTGTACGAGGACGCCCTGGCTTCGGCGAGCGAGACGGAGAAGCTCGCCACGGGCAGCATGGGCGCCCTGGGCCAACAGGCCATGGACACCAGCAAAGCCCTGGACGCCCAGCGGATGGACGCCGAAGGCCTCAAGGGCGCGATCGTCGACCTCAACGACACCTACCGCGCGGCCATCGACTCGCAGGCCGGCTTCGAGGCGTCGATCGACTCGGCGTCGAAGGCAGCTACGGAGAACGGCCGCGCCCTCCACATGCGCAACGGCGAGCTCGACCTGTCGACGGAGAAGGCGCGCGCCGAGGAAGCGGCGCTGACCGACCTCGCGGCGAAGACCGATGCCAACGCGGAGGCCGCTCTCAACAACGGCGAGTCGATGGAGTACGTCAACGCGATCTACGACCGGGGCCGCGAGACCCTCATGAAGGTCGCCCAGCAGATGGGCCTCAACAAGGACGAGGCCCGCGACCTCGCCGAGCAGATCCTTCAGACCCCGGACAAGACCGCGAACCTGAAGCTCAACATCGAGGACATGCGGGCGAACCTCGCCACGGCAGAGGCGGAACTGCGGAACGCCAAGGGCGAGAAGAAGATCCAGCTGACAGCCGAGATCCAGCAACTTCTGGACGACATCCGGTACGCGCAGAACGAGATCAACCAGATGCACGGCCGGACGATCCCAATCGTCGTGAGCGTGCAGCGCGGCCAGGCCCGGCTGAACGGCAACGACGCGCACGGCGGGATCATCGGCGGCGCCGCAACCGGGGGTGTCCGCGGCAGCTTGACGTGGGTGGGCGAGCAGGGCCCGGAGCTGGTGCGGCTGCCTGCCGGGTCGACGGTGCACTCGAACCCGGACTCGCAGCGCATGGCGGCCGGCATGGGCGGCGGCGGCCCAGTACAGGTGCAGCTTGCCATCAACTCGTCCGGCGCCAGGCTCGACGACCTGCTGCTTGAGCTGCTGCGCAACGTCATCCGCATCCAGGGCGGCAACGTCCAGGCCGTCCTCGGGTCCTAGGGAGAACCATGCACCGGTACAAGATGTTCAACGGCGCGATGCCGACGACTGCGGCGCTGGCCAAGGTCGCCACCGGCACCAGCATCAAGACCATGCTGCAGCTCGCCACTCCGTCGACCAGGCAGATCCAGTTGATCAGCTGGGGCTACACGCTGGACGGCACGCCGTCGTCTGGTGTGGTCGAGCTGATCCAGACGGACGTGGCCGCGACGGTGACGGCGCATGTCGCCTCCGGCGTGCAGCCACTGGACCCGAACGCCCCGGCATCCCTGATGACACTGGGTGCCTCGGCCACGGGCTACACAGCGTCGGCCGAGGGCTCGATCACGGCGACCAGGAGTTTCGACACGGTCAACCTGGTTGCGTCGGGTTCGGCTGCGGCGCCGACGCTCGCCTACACGTACCAGTGGATGCCGGACGAGCGGCCGATTATCGCGGTCTCCAAGTTCCTGCGGGTCAGGGTGACGCTCGGGTCGACGGCCAACATGACCACTTGGCTGTGCTGGGACGAGTGATCGATGCCGTCCGCGATTGCGCCGCTGGTAGCGGGCTGGGGCCGCCGTTGGGGTGGGCATGCCGGCCCGCTCGGGCCTGTGTCCGCAGGGTCCGGAGAGCAGGCCACCGGACCGGTCGAAGTTGAGCTGTACTACGACGGCCAGTGGCAGGTCATCACCTCTCGCGCGATGACCCGGGACGGCTCCCAGAACATCAACATCACCCGGGGTCAGTCGAACGAGGGTACACAGCCGCAGGCGGCCCGGTGTGCGTTCCAGTTGAACAACCGCGACGGCATGTTCACGCCAAAGAACCCGCTCTCAGCGCTGTACGGGAAGATCGGCCGCAACACCAGGATCCGGGTGTCCGTTCCGTCCGGCAACGACAAGGCATACAGGTTTTGGGGCGAGATCCCGGACTGGCCGCAGGCGTGGGACACGACCGGCAATGACGTATGGGTCAACATGGAGGCGGCCGGCCCGCTGCGGCGGCTGGGTCAGGGATCCTCGCCGCTGGCGTCGCCCATGCGGGTCTCGCTGGGCCGCGGGGTAACTACGAACACTGTCGTGGCGTACTGGCCGTGCGAGGACGCGTCCGGGTCGACATCCATCGGCTCGGCGGTATCCGGCGTGCAGGCGATGAGCATCAGCGGCACCCCGACCCTGGCCACCAACTCGGAGTTCGCATGCTCGGGTGCGCTGCCGACGATGGGCACTGCCGCGTTCACCGGGCAGGTGCCGTCCTACGTGCCGCCGTCGGATGCGATCTTCAACTACTGGACCGGGCTGCGGTTCTTGGTGAAGCTGCCGGCGGGTGGCGCCACGAACGGACAGGTCCTGGCGGCTTTCACGTGGACTGGGTCGATCCCGCGGTGGGAGGTGTACTACTCCACGGCCAGCAGCGGGCAGATCGGCCTCCGCGGCCGGGACTCGACCGGGGCGGTCACCGTCGACACCGGGGTGGGCGGGCCGGCCATGAACGGCACGCTCGCGCACGTGCAGGTCGGTCTGGATCAGGTCGGCGGTATCCAGTTCGACTACAACCTGCAGATCATCACGACGGCCAGCAGCACGCCGACGGTCCTGTCCGGCACGTCGTTTGGGCCGACTAACGGCGTCGTCTCGACGATCACCATGGCGCCGGGCAAGGGCCTGCCGGACACGGTGATGGGGCAGGTCAGTTTGCAGGTCGCGCCGGCGGCGCCATCGGACTCGGCGGCCCTGGCGCTGACAGTCGCCGCGTATGCGGGGGAGACCGCAGCAGCCCGAATCCAGCGGCTGTGCGGGATCATCGGCATGGCGTACGAGCAGGTCGGCAACGCGTCGGACACCGTGCTGATGGGCGTGCAGACGACCAGCACCGTCACCGATCTGATCAACCAGGCGGTGGCGGCGGACGGCGGACGGCTGTACGAGCAGACCGCGGCGTTCGGCCTCGGCTACCGTACCCGGGTCAGCCTGGAGAACCAGACCCCTGACCTGGCGCTCTCCTACTCGGCGTTCAACCTGTCCGAGGTGCCAACGCCGGTGTCCGACGACCAGTACACCCGCAACGACATCACCGTCAGCCGGAACAGCGGGTCGTCGGCGCGGGCCACGCTCACCGCTGGGCCGCTGTCGATCCTGGATCCGCCGAACGGTGTCGGCCAGTACGCGGACTCTCAGACGGTCAACGTCCAATCGGACTCTCAGCTCGCCGATCAGGCGGGGTGGCGGCTGCACCTCGGCACGACGGACGACGCCCGCTACCCGAAGATCTCCATCAACCTGGCGCACCCAAGCATCGTCAGCTCGACGACGATCCGCCCGTCCGTCCTCGCGTTGCGGTTCGGCGACCGGATCACGATCAGCGGCATGCCGGCCGGGCAGGCCCCGGACACGGTTTCGCAGCTGCTGCTCGGCACCACGGAGACCATCGACAACTTCCAGCACCGCATCAGCTTCAACTGCCAGCCGGAGTCGCCGTACCGGGTCGCGGTCACCGACGACCCGGTGTACGGGCGGGTCGACACGGACGGCAGCCAGCTCGCGGTGGACATCGGCCCGGCGGACACGACGATGCTCGTCGCGGTCACGGCCGGCCCGCTGTGGACCACGAGTGCCCCCGAGTTCCCGTTCGATGTGCGACTGGGCGGCGAGGTCGTCACCGTCACCAACATCACCGGCAGCACCAGCCCGCAGGCATTCACTGTCACGCGCTCCGTGAATGGTGTCATCAAACCGCAGACCGCCGGCACGGACGTCCGACTCGACCAGCCCGCCACGATCGCCCTGTAGGAGGGACGCCCATGGTCGCCACCACATACCCGGCCATCGCCGCTGGCCAGCGCATCACCGGCTCCCTGCTGACCAGCATGTTGCCGCTGTTCGCCACCAAGCCGGCGGACGAGTCGATCACGTCATCGACGACGCTGCAGAACGACGATGACCTGTTCTTCTCCGTCGCGGCGTCGGCGACCTACGCGCTCGACGGCTACCTGATCACATCCGGTGCGACGACGGGCACCGGCGACCTGAAAGTCGACTGGACGGTGCCGTCCGGCACGACGATGAAGTACACCAGCTTCGGTGTGACCACGACCGGCCCCGCGGTGCAGTACGAGGCGACCGTGAACCTGTCGTCGACTGCGAGGGCGATCGGCACAAACGGCTCCGCCGACATGGGTGTCCCCCTGCGCGCGGTGATCATCACGTCGACAACGGCCGGCACCGTGCAGCTGAGGTGGGCCCAGAACACCAGCGTCGCCACGGCGACGATCCTCCGCGCCGGGTCGTGGCTTCGGCTGACGCGTATTACCTGATCAGGGGTGTGTTCGGGCTGGTTCATACGATCACGACATCAGGCCCAACTGTCACTGCTGGGAGTCCTCGTGACCCGTCTTCGCCGTCTGCTTGCGGCTGTGCTGCTCGTCTTCGCCGCTTCGGTGGGGTCGATCGCGGCCCCGGCGGGCGCTCTCTCTGGTGGTGGCACCGCCATTGCCTACCGGGCCCCAGTCACTGTGACCGGCCTGGACCTCCACGACGGGCAGATCCTCAAGGTCGGGGACACCTACTACCTCTACGGGACGATGTATTCCTGTGGCTTCACCTGGGGGACAGCCGGCACACCGTGGTGCGGGTTCGGCGTGTCGACGGCCACCAGCATGGACGGCCCGTGGACGACGCCGATCCGCCTGTTCTCCCCGCAGGACACCGACCCGTGGACCGGCACCACCTGGGCAGTCGAATGCGGGTCCACAGGCGCGGGCTGCTTCAACCCCCGCATGATCGTCCGCACCGGGTGGGGCCAGAACGACGGCGTACCCATCCTGTGGTTCAACAGCCCCGCCGACTACACCCGGTCCCACGCCAACGCCTACAACGCCATGGGCTGCAACAGCCTGACCGGGCCGTGCGGGCCGTCGGCCGGGGCCCCCTACGGCTCGTACAACAAGCCGTCCCTATGGATCTGCGGCGCCAACGGCGACTTCACCATCATCACCATCCCCGGCCAGCAGCCCGCCCTCATCTGCACCATGCCCGGCTCCGCATCCCTGTCGATCGAGCGCCTCGCCTACTCCGGCACCAACGGCGACGGCTACGGCGCCCGCAACCTGGCAGGCCTGACAGGCATCGAATCCCCTGGTGCCTGGCAGGACAGCAGCGGCACCTGGGTCATGACCTACTCGGATCCGAACTGCGGCTACTGCGCCGGTGTCCCGACCGGGTACGCGACCGCGGCCAGCCCGTACGGCCCGTGGACCGCCCCCGCCAACGTGGGTGCCAACGCCCCTGCCAGTGGCCGAAGGGACTTCGCCGCGAACTCGTGCGGCGGCCAGCCCCGCACCGTCAGCGTCCTCGATGGCGTGCCGTGGCAGGGCATCGACCTGTGGACCGGCACCAACAACGAGACAGGGGCCAGCCTGCACTTCGAACCCCTGAACTACCAGGCCGCCACCGGCACGACCGGCGACGGCGGCCTCTGGCACACGGCCCTCACCTCCTTCTACTGCAACTGACTGGAGCACGACGTGACCATTCGGTTCATCGACGAGCACCCGGGTGCCTACCGGCTCGGCCGGCACGTCGAGCACGACCCCCGATCCCGGGCGTTCGCCCTCTCCGAGGACCTGCTGCCCGGTACCTACGGCAGCGCCGTCCACATGGTGCGGATCCCCGTCCTCGACCAGGGAGACCTCGGGTCCTGTACCGGGCATGCGGCGGAGGCCCTGGCCGGCACGGACCCGCTGTTCGGGGCGATCCCCGCGGACGTGACGGCCCGGCCGACGGGCGACGCCGACCAGGACCATCTGCAGGCCGTGGCCCTGTACTCGGCGGCGACCCGCCTCGACTCGATCCAGGGCGTGTACCCGCCGACCGACACCGGCTCGACGGGCCTGGCAGTCGCGAAGGCCGCACAGAAGGCGGGCCTGATCTCCGGCTACCAGCACGCGTTCTCCCTCGACGCGGCGCTGAAGGCTCTCACGGTGATGCCGCTGATCATCGGTGTGAACTGGTACGAGGGCTTCGACAACCCGGACGCCTCCGGGCAGGTGGGGATCAGCGGGTCCGTGCGTGGCGGTCACGAGTTCCTGCTGTACGGGATCGACGGCCCGGGGCAGCGCGTCCTCGCCCGCAACTCGTGGGGCACATCGTTCGGCGTCGCCGGCTGCTTCTCGTTCTCCTTCGACGACTTCGGCCGTCTCCTCGCCGAGCACGGTGATGCGACGGCGTTCGTGCCGCTGACTGCTCCGGCGCCGGTTCCGGTGCCGCCGCAGCCGGCCAGTGTGGACCAGGCGCTCGCCGTGGCGGTGCGGACCTGGCTGACCGCGAAGGCCCTGTGATGGCCGGCTCCTACGGGCAGGACTGGGCGTCGTACCAGTCGTCGGCCCCTGACACGGCGGGCCTGGCGTTCGCGTTCGTCAAGGTGACCGAGGGCCTGACGTACATCAACCCGCGGTGGATGCCGCAGCGGGACCACGCGAAGGCTGCGGGCCTGGTGTGGGGCGGCTACCACTACCCGCACATGGCCAACGACCCTGTCGCGGAGGCCGATCGCTTCCTGAGCCTCGTCGACTGGCAGCCCGGCGACGTCATCTGCCTCGACTGGGAAGGCTACGACACCGCGAACCGCAGCGTGCCTGCCGCCAAGCAGGCCGCCTACAAGGACGCGTGGCTCCACTACGTCAAGGCCAAGCTGCCGCACAACGCGGTCGGCACGTACATGAACGTCGACTACCTGACCAGGGTCGACGGTAGCGGCTACCACGGGGACTTCCTGTGGATCGCCGTGAACGCCCCCGCCGGCCAGCCCGGCATCCGGGGCCAGTGGATGTTCCACCAGTACAGCTCCGCGGGTGTGGACCGGGACTACTGCCCGCTGTCAGCAGGCGAACTCCAAACCTGGGCCCTCTCGTTCGCGAAGCCCGCCCCCAACGTGACCCCCGGCGACCGCCGCCGGCTCGACGAAGAAGTGAGGTAGCACCATGGCACTCGCGATCGGCACCGTCGCGCCGGGCTTCCTGGCTGACGACAAGGCCAACGCCACCGTCATCCCGCTGCCGCCGCAGAACGGCGGCGCGTTCGGCTGGGGCGGCGTGTGGCTGTCCTTCGGCGCTGACTTCGGCGACGTCACGCTCCGCACCGCAGTGTGGAACGACGTCACGAAGGCCTGGACCGTCGGCCAGCTCAAGGTCCCCGCCGCCGGCGGCCGAATCAACCTCGGCATCAAGGACGGCGACTCGAAGGTCAGCGTCGGCCGCATCAAAACCGGGCCCACCGACACCGGCACCTGGCCCTGCTCGTGGCTGCTCGAAGCCGTCCTCAAGGCCTGACACCCAACCATCGAACGGAGAACACCATGCCCCGCTTCTTCCTCGACCTCGCCGAGCGCGTCGTCGCCACCTACCTCGCCGGCTTCCTCGGCCTGCTCCTCGCCAACGGCTTCGACCTCACCTCGGTGAGCGCCCTCCGCGCCGCCGCAGTCGCCGCACTGCCCGCCGCCATCACCGTCATCAAGGGCTTCATCGCCACGTTCATCGGTGACCCCAACACCCCGGCCGTCCTCCCGAAGGCCCGGGTCTGACCGAGTGGATGTTCTGGCAGGCCTCAACGTGGTCCAGGGCGGTGCAGCTACCGTCCTGGGCCTCGTCGTCCTGCTGATACTGCTCGGCCGCCTGGTGCCCCGACGCACAGTGGATGACGTCCGGGCTGACTACCAGGCACGCATCGCCGAGCTCATCGCCGAACGGGACATGTGGCAGGCCGCCCACCGTGTCAGCGAGGAAGCCCGCCACGAAGACGGGCAGCAAGTCCGGGAGTTGCTGGAGGTCGCCCGCACCACCGACCACGTCCTGCGCTCCCTGCCCAGACCCTCCGAGGGGGTGTCTGATGCGCCGATGGCTGCAGAGGTGGCGTCGCAGTAGCGGACGAGTGTCGCTGGAGCGCCGCACGCCACGGCCTACACCGGGCCAGCGAGATGCCGCCCGCGCCCTGCACCGGGCCGAGTGCGCGCGAGACGAAGCCCGCGGCCGCCGGCCGGAGGTGAACGAGGCCGCAGCCCGGCTCCGACGCCACCGGGCAGAGAACCACTTCGCGGAACGCTTCCGCGCCACGATTGAGGGCGGTGCCTGATGGATGCAGCGCAGATCTCGAACCTCGCCGCGAGCGGACTCGTGTGCGCGTCCTCGATGACGGCCGCCACCATCTACCACCTCCGCACGCGCTGGTGGCGGTCCTGGATGGGCCGCCACATCATGACCGTCACCATCAGCGTCGGGCTGCTCGGCCTGTACACGCTGCTCGTCAGCCTGGTGTGGCGGACGGGCCCGATGGCTGCGGCGCTTCGGATCGGGCGAACTGGTGTGCTGGTCGTCCTCGCGGTCGCCATGGTGCAGAGGGTGTTCCTCGTCATCGACGCGCAGAAGCAGAGCAGTGAGGCGAGGCGGCGAGAGCCCGGCAAGAGCTCTAACCCTCGATAACCTTCCTTATCGCCACTCATCGGATCATCCGGTCAAATCGGGACACCGATACCTGCGCGTTCATCCCCCTTAGCCATGCCTTACCGCCTATAATTTCCCTTGTAGGCGGTAACAGTGACGGACGGAAGGATCGAGCACATGACCGAACGATGGACGGCGCCCCGGGCCGGCATCTACCAGGTGCCCCTCGGTGGCGCCCTGCTGGCCGGCGCCGACGATCTCCCCGAGACGGCGACTGAGCTCCCCTCGGACGCATGGGTGACCACCCCCGCGGAGGAGGTCGCGTGAACGCCCTTCGCCGCCTGCTGCGCCGCCGCGCCCCGGCCACCCCCGTACGCCGATCGTCACCCACCGACACCGCAGTCCTGGAGTACGAGGTCTACGGCACCGTTCCCGAACCGGGCACCGCCGCCGCGGCCTACATCAACCTGCGCGCCGCCCTCGGCAACCCGGTTCCCCGCGGGGGCGACCATGCCGAGTGAGCCCGGCCGCCCCGACTACATCGTCATTCGGCCGGCACCGGGCCTCCCGCCCGGCTTCCTCCCGCCGCATCTCGACGGCCGGTGGTACGACGCGGCCCAGATCCCGGAGCTGTTCCGCTCCCACTCCTTGTCGGATGCGGTGGCCGTTCCCAGCGGACGCCTTGAAGTTCGCGACTCCGATGGTGCTGTGGCCGAGGTGTACGAGGTGAGGCCGTGACCACGCCGGAGGTGATCCTCGACGCCGAACTCGTTGACGACGGCGCCCTGCCCGCCGTCCGCCCGGACGCCGCGCCGCGGTTCCTCGTCGACAAGCACACCGTCCTCGCGCCCGGGCAGCTCCCGCCCACCGAGGCGGACCGGCCCGCCTACAGCGAAGCCGATTTCCGTGTCTCCCAGCGCACCATCGAGCTCAACCAGGGCTCCGTCCCCGACAACACGAAGGCCAACCGGGACTCCGTTGGGCGCGCCTACCGCGCCTGGTGCGCCCGGGCCGGTCGGGTCGCCGTACCGTGCACCACCGCCACCTACACCGAGTACGGCACCCACCTCATGGAGCAGGGCCACAAGACCAGCACCATCCGCACCTACATGGCCCACGTCATGGCCCTGCAGCCCAAGGGCGACCGGCCCGACCCGTCGCTGTTCCGCGACAACCTCAAGGGCTACCGGGCCGAGAACCCTCGCGCCAACCGCACCCGCCGCGCCTACCCGCTACAGCTGCCGCACGTCGTCGCCATGACCGACGCCTGCGACCCCACGACCGCGATCGGCCGACGGGACGCCGCCCTCATCGTCCTCGGCTACCGGTTCCTCGCCCGCCGCATCGAAGCCGCCGACCTCCTCATCGAGGACCTCACCATCGGCGAGCGCACCATCACCGTCTACCTGCCCAAGGACAAGACCCACCAGGACGAGGACCAGGAGATCGTCCTGCACGACCACCCGGCCCTGCAGCTCGTCGCCCGGATCCGTGCGTGGCTCGCCGACCTCGCCCAACTCGGCGTCACCAGCGGCCCGCTGTTCCGCGCCCTCACCAAGACCGGGCGCCTGGCCAGCCGCCACCACGCCACCGCCCGCGGCGACGCCCTGCGCGGCAACACGGTCAACGACATCATCAAGCAGCGCTTTGCCCAGGCCCGGCTCGACTCCGGCGGCAAGCCCGTTACCGCACACGGCCTGCGCGCCGGTGCCGCCACCGACCTCGCCGAGGCCAAGGTCCACGGCAAGGACCTGAACGCGGCCGGCCGCTGGGCCGAGAACTCCCGAATCCCTGAGACGGTCTACGTTCGCCCAGCCCGCGACCGCTCGTTCGATCCGTTCAAGGACGTCCGGCTGAGCTGATTACAGCGGGCTGCCCCGTCTCCTTCGGGAGGCGGGGCGGTGTGCTGCCCGGCAGCTACTGGCCTTCGCGCAGTACGAGGTAGGCCGCTGCGACGCTCTTACAGTCCGCAGCGGTCCCGGCCGGTGTGGAGCGGTTGAGCTCGGCGAGGATCTTGAACTCGGTCTCGCTCCGGATGCCGTTCTTCTGCAGGTCCTGGAGTCCCCCGTACACGTACCCGGCGAGTGTGTCCTGGTCTTGGGTGCACTTCGCGGACCACTCGTTGAGGAGCGACTGGTAGGCGACCACCGGGTAGGCGTTCGCGTCGAGGTCGGCCATCATCTGGGCCGCGTCCGGCTGGGGCGGTGGCTGGCTTGCTGTGGTGGCGGGGGCCGGGTCGTCCTCGGTGAGCCACTCGTACAGGCCTGCGGTGAGGAAGATCAGCAGTCCGACGGCGACGGCAGCGATGCCCTGGAGGAGGCGGTCGATGGACTGCTGCGGTGGGGTCATGGCTGTCTCCTGCTCGTGGTGGCAGAGGACAGCGTGACGGCTGCTCCGGGCTGGCGCGGGGCGTGTGGCCGAGTCGTTACGGGACGCAGGTCACCCGGCCGCCATGTACTCCCAGACGCGGATGCCCTTGGATCGCCACGGTTCCGGGATTGGGTCGGCGTCCGCGAGGCGCTGCAGCCAGTCAAGCTGCCCGGCGAAGTAGTCCCAGTAGTCGCTGCCGCCGTCGCCCTTGTCGAAGGTGAGGATGGGACCGTCCGTGCCCCGCTTCCCATGGCCGTACAGCATGACCCGGATGGAGTCGTCGATGCGCTCCATGGCGAACGAGCAGGGGAAGTCGTACAGGTAGATCTTCAGGTCGCCATCGCTGGCCGCGACCGCTTCGGCGAGGGGGCGGAGCACCTCGCGTTCGTACCGGGCCGGGTCCTCCATCGCAGCCTCGGCCGGCTCCAGCCGGTACCGGTCACGACGGGACGCGCAGTGCGGATCCATGGTGAAGATCCGGATCGGCACCTCGCGGCTCTTGGCGGTGAACAGCGGCAGCATCTCGTCACTGCCGTAGAAGTTCCTGGTCAGGCCGAACATGACGATCTGTTCGCGGGCCGCGCGGAGGCGGCTGACCAGGTCGCTCTTGGATTCGATGTTGGTGCGAGGGAAGGCATCGACGATGCCGGCCTGCTCCAGGTGTCCCAGCATGGCCCCACTGTAGTCACGCCCGAAGCCGAGACGATCGGGTCTCGTCTGATAGACCCGGCACAGGTAGTCGATACGCTCGTCGCCGGGGCGCCGCTGGCCGTGTTCCCAGCGGCACAGCTCGGCGTCGGTGAGGTTGGGTGCCATGAGACCGTCTTGCTGGTAGAGGATGTCGATGCGGGCGGCAAGTTCGCCGCGGTCCCAGCCGTGGGCCCACCGGTATGCCTCCAGGGGGAGGACGCCATCGAGCTTGTCGAGGATCTGCTCGACGATGTCGGCGACGGTGGCACCGTCACGAAGGCCGGCAAGTCGAATGTCGCGCGCGGTGCGTTCGGCTCGTCGGCGGGTTGTTCGGTCGGGGCGTGGGGTTGACGTCGTCACAGGGTTGAGTTTGACGGATGGCGTCAATGGCTGTGCCGTGCGTGGCCATATTGATCATCGGCTTCTGCGCCGATGATCGTGGTGTGACGATGCAACCGCCAGCCGTGAGCCTGGTCAAAGAGCCCCGCCCGGAGGCCGATCCACTCCTTCAGCAGACACGCCTCAGTGAGGCTCAGGCCGCCAGTCAGGCGTGTATCAGCATGGCGTGCGAGACGCCCGACGCGGCGCTGACGGTCGACGAGCAGGTGACGGTGCGGGTCGACGGCGTTGTCCGGGTCCTGCCCGTGAAGCGCTGCACCCCGTGCTCGCTGAAGCTGCAGGGGATGCGGGTCATCGTCGGCGAGACTGGGGGCCGGCCGTGACCGACCGGTACGAGGCCGCCGAGATGGGTCCCGATGACCCGTATCCGGGCATGTGGGGCATCCGCGACACGGCGCTCGGCGAGTGGGTGCACAACAGCGGCGACGTGGAGCGGTACCCGATGGAGCACTCCGCGCAGGCCTGGCTCGCAGGACGCCGGTACATCGACAACTGGGCAGCGAACCGGACCCAGGGAACTACCTGAGCCGAAGCCTCCACCTGTCGGCCGGCATCAAAAGGTCCGCTGTCTCGACCGGCCTGCCGCCAGCGTCGTAGCGGGTCCGCATCACGCGCCAGGCTGGCGCTCCTATAGCTAGGCCGAGCTGCCCGGCCTCGTCGGCCGTGAGCTGGT